TGCGATAACAGCCTTCAGTGTGGAGACGTGGCCGAGTGGTCGAAGGCACTTCCCTGCTAAGGAAGCATACGGGCTTAAACCTGTATCGAGGGTTCGAATCCCTCCGTCTCCGCCAATGAATTGTTCCAAGAAGTTCTGAGTTGTTCCAAAAAGCCGCTTTGACGCTAAGTCTCAGCGGCTTTTTTGTTTCATGTTGTTCCGCATTGTGCGTTGCGTGCCCAAAATTTTGTTGGTAAATTCGTTGGTGAATTTCACCAACATTGAAAAATTCACCAACAAATGCCCCTTACCGACGCCGGATGCCGTGCTGCAAAGCCGAAAGAAAAGCTCTACAAGTTGTCCGACGCGCGCGGACTATCCCTGTCAGTCCACCCTGGCGGCGGCAAGTACTGGACTGGGGCTTACCGGTTCGGGGGCAAGCAAAAGTCTCTTTCTCTGGGCACCTATCCGGATGTCTCGCTGGCCGATGCCAGGGAAAAATGGGAAGACGCCCGCCGGATGTTGAAGGCTGGCAATGACCCTGCAGTCGAGAAACAGATCAGCAAGATCGCCCAAGTAGTGGCCCAGGCCCGAACGTTTGAGGTGGTGGCCAGGGAGTGGCATGCGCACATGGCCGCCAGCGATGAATGGGGCGATGGCACGGCGAAAGAGAACCTGCATCGCCTTGTGACCGATGTCTTCCCTGTGATCGGCCAGGATCCGATTGCCAAGATCACCCCCCAGCGCCTGCTGCTGGTCTTCCGCGAGATCGAGAAGCGCGGCGCACTGGAGATCGCCAGCCGCTGCCGTGGCATGGTTGCCCGTATTTTCAATTTTGCAATTGTCTGCGGCGATACCCAGGGCAACCCGGCTGCCGCGCTCAAGGACGTGATGAAAAAGCCCAAGAAGGGCCACTTCGCGTCGATCACCGTCGAGGAATTTCCCCAGTTCATCAAGGACCTGGTCAACAGCAAGCACCACATGTTCCCGGCCACGCGGGTAGCTCTGTGGCTGATGATGAGGACATTCGTCCGGACAACCGAGCTGATCGCTGTGCCCTGGACGGAGCCGGATCTGGATAAGGCGGTATGGGATATTCCACCTGAGCGGATGAAAAAGGGGCGCGGCCACGTGGTACCCCTCTCCTGGCAATGCGTTGCACTCTTCCGAGAGATGCAGCCAATTTCAGGACGACACCAATTTGTCTTCCCAAACCAGCGCCGTCCGGATACCCACATGTCGGACGGTGCAATCCTGAAAGTGCTGGAGAACATCGGCTATGGCGGCAGGATGACTGGGCATGGCTTCCGGTCTCTTGCCATGGGCGTGCTCAAGCAGGAGCTTGGCTATCGGCATGAGGTAGTGGACCTGCAGCTCTCGCACGCCAAGGGCAATAAGGTGGATAAAGCATACGACCGTGCCAAGTTTCTCGCAGAGCGGACCAAGATGATGCAGGACTGGTCAGATTACATCGATCGGCTGGTTGAAGCCGCCAGGCCGCCGCTGCACCTGGTTGCATAGAACTGCGGCATCGTCAGGAGTCCGGCGGTTGCCCGTACTTCTTGATCCACTGCCCCATCAGCCACCGGTCTTCCGGGTGCTCATCGTCCAGGTCTGCGAACTGGGTTCCCTTCCTGAAATCCAGCGGATTTTCCTTCTCGCGCGGGCGTGGCCATGCCTCACGCGTCTCGGCCAGCATATCGGCCTTCAGGGTTTCCAGCAGCACAGGCCGGCCGCCGGTGTTCCGTGGCCACATGGCCATGAGCTTGATGTATTCCTCGGTGAATTGCTCCATGCGGTGCTTCAGGCGCGCGATCTCCCACAGCGCACGGGCGAGCTCGGGCGTTGGGTTCTGGCGGTAGAGCTGGCGCAGCTCGGCTACCGATAGGGGATCCTTCAGGTGTAGGGGACGCTTTGGCATGGTCAGAAATACTGTATGAGCAAACAGTATATCCACACCTGCAGAGATAGGCTGCCTCATAAGCCACAGCCGATATTTCCGCTTTACAAGCTGTAGCCGATACGACAGCAGGAACGCAAAAAAGCCCCGAGCCTCCACGCGGGAAGCTCGGGGCCTGGTTCTGCTGTGACTTAACGATCAGGCACATACGCCAGGGTGAGAAGGCAAAGTTGTCGCGACTCGCCATACAAGGCATCGTGGTTCTCGCTGATGCACTTTTGGTCCTCAGCGGTTTCGGTGCGCGAGAGATATCTATCACAAAGGCCAATGCCCTGCTCCAGCTGCAACATCGACGCGTACCGGCTGCGGCGGACACCCATATAGCGGTTCACGTTCGCCTGCACTACTGTGGGCGAAACGCGACGGTCAACGCCAATTTCCAGAACCTTGTGCTGCATCGGCAGGCGGTCCCGCGCCGTAGTATGTTTCTGGCCCAGGCGGGCCTGTTTGAAGGCCCTCACCAAATTGACCTTCAATTGCCGGACTTTCGCTGTATTACGCGAGAAGGTCAGCAGCAGGTAGCACTGATCCTCGTTCAGCATGGCGTACTTTTCAGGCTGCCCGCGCTTACCTCCCATTTCTTCGATTTCAAATCGAAGTATTCCGAGCTGCTCGAAGTCGGCTTTGTAGTCTTTCACCATCTTATAGACGCTATGGTGCTGCCTGCCAAGGTGATCGGCCATTGCACGGGTATCCACCCGCGCCTCACCTTGGATATTTGCCAATTGAATAGTCGTCATCGTGCCCTCACTTCGCCAAGTCGCACAGCACGCGGATTTGGCCGCTCAGATCCGCGGCAAGCCACATCAGGTTGTCCCGGAGCTCTTCGTTCATGCGGGAAAAGGCAGAATCCTGTTCTCCGTAGGTCATGTGGAGCAAGGCCTGCAACTGCGCAGCCTTGTTTGCCGCCGTTTCTGCCGGCCCCTGGGCGACGAAGCTTTGCTCAACGCGCGTGCAGTTTCCGCTGTGAGAGGCGTGCACGCCGTAGCGCGAGACGACCTTGGAGCCGGACACCATCTTCTTGATGGAGGCGACGTTACTCATGACGGCCTCCAGTCAGCGCCAGGACGGCATAGGCTCGCGCAAGCAGCTCGCGGGATTGCTTGGAGAAACGGCCGCCATCCGTGGTTCGAATGACGCGCTGCTCGCGCTGAGTTTGACCGGCGTCCGCCGGCGTACTATGATCTTGCATAGTGTTTCCTTTCTGATGGGTTCACTATTAACCCCGAACCTGGCCGCCAAGCTTGTTCGGGGTTTTCTTTTATTGCGCCGCATTTGCAGTCGATGCCATCGCCTCTTTTGCTTGTGAAACCAGCAAGATGAGGAAATTATTCACACTTCGCGCCTCTTTCTCAGCGCACTGCTCAACCCAGCTCCGCAGATCCGGCGGAAGGCGCAGGGGGTAAGGTGCCGCCTGTTTCTTCATGGTTATCCTTTCGGTCGTAACGCGGAATCAGCACCGCATAAACATCATCATAGAATCCACATGATTCTAGAGTCAAGTGGAATCTTGATTCTTTTTGGCGTCAGTTAGATAATCTAACCCATGACCGACCGCCACCAAAAAGCCCCCTACCCGCTCCGCATGACGGATGAACTTCGGGACGCCCTTCAGCAAGCTGCCGATGCGGTTGGTCGCAGTCTGAATGCGGAGATCATCGCGCGCCTGACTGATTCATTTACGACAATGCCGACCGAGAAGCACGGGGCCCCCCTTGTTCGAGTGATTCTGGACTCCAGCGGCTATCCTCAATCTTGGGACGAGGTGGATGAGCACCTGAGGGCTATCCGGAAGGTAATTTCCAAGCCAACGGTCGCGTTCGAAAACGTCATCGTGACGCCCGATATGGTTTCAAGCAGCTTGCGCCAACCTGAGGCCAAAAAATTGAGTGATTTTTACAGGGAAAAGACCTCAGTTAAGGTCGACAAAATGGCTCTCATCAAGCACCTCGGCAAAGATCCAGTAGCGCCAAAATCTCGCAAGAAAAGCTGACACATCGTGATGGTGAGGCAGCCCTGGCGCACAGGCTGAACCGTGGTCAAGTTGGTCACGATTGATCCATCTCCTCCCCATGCAGCTCGCGGGTCGGTCTCCATTAATCTACTTCGGTTTTTAATGTTGAAATTCCTGTCGATATGTGCTGCGAATTTGCCCACCGCAACCCTCTTAGTCACCCACCGGAATCCGAGGCGGATTGTGGTTCCGCCATCCCGTTTTCTCTGATGAATGCCTGCGCTGCACGCGCCGTGGCCGCAGCCTCTTCGGCCTGGCCGATCAGCGCGCGAACAGCGCTGTCCAGCTCTGGAGGAAGTAACCAGCCGGCGGTACCGGCTCCATCGCCGCCGGCGGCGCCACTGGCTTGGGCGGGTCCGGGAGTGCCACCGTCGCACCAGGCTGCACCGAGGCGCAGCCGCTCAGAATTGCGCAGATCAGCACGCACTTTTGCCATTTCATCATCATGACCTTTCTGGATCTGGGCCGACTTGAGCGCCTGCTCGGCGCCGATGGCCCGGTTTTGTTCGCGCCGCAGGTCCAGCGCGGCTTCGGCGGCGCCCTGCTCTTGCTTCACCTGCGCATCCCACTTGGCCTGCACGCGGCCGGCGCCGTGGATCTCGCAGCCCAAGCACAGCGCCACCAGGGCCAGGATCCAGTAGCACCAGGACGGGACGATGCGCAGCATGGCCAGGACGCTCATGCCAGCATCCCGCCGGCGGCAGCGAATTGCGCGCGCAGGATCTCCAGCTTATTCTCGCGCTGGCCATAGCCCGCGCCCGGCAGGGAAGCCCAGATGTTGCGAACCTTGCCGACCGCTATATCAAAGCGCCCGGCGTCGACGTCAGCGAGCGCGCCCCGTTCCATGATCTGCTGCAGCGCGATGGCATCCTGGCTCTCTGGCGAGAAGTCAGGCAGGTTCAGCTGCTTCTTGTAGGCGTCGAAGTAGCGGGCCAGGAGCTGGTAGCGGCCGGCGGCCGTCGAGGACAGCGTAGGATTGAGCGCGATCAGACGGCGGGGGTGATCGGCATAGCTGTCGAACAGAATGGGCTTCCATGGCGTGGAGCCCACGATGACGTTGTAGCCGTTGTCGGAGACCTTCAGCAGCGGCGCGCCGATCTCGCTGAAGGCCAGGGTGTCGAGAAATGCCTTGCGATTATCCATTTGATTTTCTCCATAGGCGCTGGCGCGCCGCCACGTAGAGCCAGGGAACAGCGTAGAGGCCGGCGAACCCGGCATTCATGGCCACTTCGCCTGTCTGCGGCGACGTATAGCCATACAGCGGGCCCAGCAGAACGGCTACTGCACCGGTTGCCAGTACCGAGCAAAACAGCCTGTCGAGGTGATGCTCGACACCTGTAGTCATTTCGTTGAGGGCACACAGCGCGCGCAGCAAGATCAGACCGGCGGCCACGAGGTTGATGATCAGAAGGTAATTGGTCATTGGGAGGCTCCTGGTTGTGGATTACCCCCTCCGAATCGACTTTGCAGCTGCTGCAGCGCCAGCGGCACCAAGGTCTGAGAGCAGACTCCGATGGCGAAGGCGCTGAAGAAGCGCATTTGTTCTGGAATCTTGGCCGTCCATTCGAAATAGGACGACTGCGCTGCCCAGGCCATGGCCACCGGCCCCCCGTAGGCCGCTACTAAGGCGCTGGTGACCAACGTGATGGCCATGCGCAGCAGCGACGTCTGCCGAGTGAACGAGAGCGCCACGCAGCCGCCGAAGATTCCGGCGAGCAGCAGGTCATACTGCAGGCCAAGAAATGCACCCGTCAGAGTCACTGTGCCGATCGAGACGGCATACCCCGTCGCCGCGCTGGTTGTTGGTTCTGGCATTGAGCCCCCAAAATGAAAAAGCCCGCGCTGGGCGGGCAGAAAAGCAAACCTGTAAAATTAAGAAAAATTAGTTAAATACAAATATGAGGGTCGGGGAAATAGTGGCTGATAACGAAAGAAACGGACTTCTCGATAGTTTGCGAGGCTTTGCCATCTTGCTGGTTGTGGCCGGACACATAATCCCCGCCGGGATTATCGGAAAGGTCATCTATACCTATCACGTGGCATTTTTCATGCTTCTTGCTGGCTTCACTGCATATGGCCGATTCGAGACGCCGGACTTCATCCGACGTAAGGCATTCTCACTGCTTTTGCCTTGCGCTACCTGGGTGTTACTCGGGTATCTGCTGTACGGAAAATTTAAGAATTCCACTTTGCTCGACTATCTGAATACGTGGATTCACGGCCCAGACTACGTGTGGTTTCTCTTGGTGCTTTTTCTCATCCAGGCGATGGCTTGGCTAATTCACAATGCGTCGTCATTTTTTTTTCGAAGCCCACGCGTTTCCTCTGCGCTGGAGACTTTCGCATTTATCGCTTTTTACATCGTGCTCGACAGAAAGTACCAGGCGTGGCCGTTACCGGGTACGCTGGTCTACGTCAGTTGGTACTTCCCCTTTTTCATTGCTGGTTACACGGTTGCGAAGTATCAAGCGTGGCTCAGTTCGTTCGGCCGATTCAACTGGCTGACCGCCGCTGTCGCAGGTTTCGCATACATGGTGTTGCTCCCCTATTGGCAGTTCTACGATGTCCCATTATTGCCAGCACACATCATAGAGTTGGTAGGCTCTCGCAAGATCTGGGTAGATAAAACCTATATCATCGGCCTGCCATTGCTTGCGATGCTCTGCACCTGGGCAGTTCTTTACGGCCTTCAGAGCACCCGTGCCTCAAAATGGCTTGCAAAACTGGGTAGGCTGACGTTGCCGGTGTATGTTGCCCACTTCAGTTTCACTGGTCTCGGAATGTTCCCGCTCTACTTTGGAGGCGGATGGACAAAAGCTATCTCGATGACCACATTTGCCATCGCCTTTTCACTCGGCCTGTATTTCGTGTTGCGCCGAAGTTCTATCTTAAGCGCGGCATTGTACGGAGAGCACCGAGCGCATTCTTTACAGGCCGCACCGGCACTTAGCCATAAGTAATCACAGCTTGGAGCGCAGTACCGAGATCTTGGCTTCGACGTCCTTCAACCAACCTCCATCAGTCCCCAAGATGGCATCCCTCAGTCGGCGCTGGGTCACGGTGGCCTCCAGGGCCATGATCGCTGCCATGGCCACGGCTTGGCCAGACGGCGCGGCCTGGTCGATCAAAATTGGGCGCCCTTCAGCATCTCCACTGATCACCTTGCCGGCAGCCTGGCCTACCAAGAGTGCTGCATGCTCTTCCTCCGTGATCTCTACGGCATCTTCCGGAATGGCATCACCGGAAATTTCCTTGACGTAGAAGGCAACGGGATTTTTGGTGAAAAAGTATGTCGGCATATCAATTTCCGATGGAAAGGAAGAAGGCAGATGTAGGGTTGCTTGATGCGTTGCTATTGGCGATGGTTACGCTGCTCAGTGTCTTGCTGGAAACGCCAACCCATGCGGCATTTGCGGTATTCAGCACGCCCAACGAAATCAGATGGTTGTTCGGGAACGTCAGCGGCAGCGCGGTTGTGACGGAGCCATTTACAGCAATGGAAGAGGTGCTTCCCCATTGCATGATGAAACCGCCAAGCCAGCTAGGCAGCTTGATGTAGCCCGTGGCATTGACCGAGAACACGAACCCTGCCGCCGTTGCGATTGCGGACATTGCGCCACGCACCCAGCTCGTGCTGGGCGGATTCACGCTGCTATCCGCATAGGTCGGGTCTGATGCCGGAGTGACGACAGAGCCTTGCAAATATCGGCCGTCGGCATATTGACGATTCAACACCTGGCTATTCCCAGTAGATCCAGCAACAGGATTCGCAGCGTTGAAAACTTGCGTGCTGTCGCCGTTCAAGGCGGCGGTCGCCGACTTCAGGTTGGCCAGCAGTGTGCTGGTGGTGCCGTCATCAATCGCGTCTGCTCCCGTGCGATCGACGATCAGCTGCGCCAGCACGGCGGCCATGATGCTGGATTGGCGCCACACCTTGTTCAACTGTGCGGATTGCGCAGTACCAGAAGAAAAGCCGGCGGAGCGAGCTGCCAGGCCCGAGTAGGTCACCTGATCAATGACGTTTGCACCGCCTGCGGTACCGAACGGAAGAAAGTTATTGACTGCCATGTTGTTCCTTTAAAGAGTGCGGGCCCAGGCACCGGTGTCGAAGCCGGCTACAAACTGGTTATTCATGTCGAAGCCGAAAAGCGGCGCACCGTCAACGGTCGTGACGACTGAGATGGAAATCCTCACGCCAGCTGGTTTGATAGGAATGTATCCACCGGCCAAAAGCGCCAGGAACACGGGCGATGGAATAGCGCCGGACACCCCGATGGTCATCGACATATCCTGGTGGTCTTCGATGAACACGTGAGTGCCAGAATCGAAAATGCTGTTCAAGATCGCGGCTGAACCCGCTAAGGTTCCATCCCAGTGGTTCGCTCCGATCTTGGCCTTGATGAGCAGACGGTAGGTCTCATCGTCCAGCGTGGTGAGTCCGGTATCCGGGTCGAATGGCCCCTTCCATACGCCTTGATCAAAACCCACGCCCGCAATATCAAATGAGAAATAGACGCCAGCCAGCGGGACGCTGATGTGCCGTGAAATTCCCACCCACTCGCCCACCGCATCAAGCTGGACGCCGATGGCTTCATCCAGATCGAAATCAAAAGGCAGCTCTTCCAGGAAGTTGATGCTATCGACCATGGGCTGGCAGATCGCCTCAATCACGGCCATGAACTTGGGCTTCTGGTTATGCTCCGATGTGATCAGCCCGGTGTAATCAGCGATGTCTGCCATGTCATGTCACGTTCAGGGTGATGGAGGCCAGCGCGGCGCTGGCTGCCTCGTTGAACAGCAGCGAGGCGTCGGGGGTGCCAGCGCCATGCGGCCCGGTCAGGGCCAGCGAAACGATCTTGAAGGTGGACGAGCCGTCCACTGCCTTGGCAGCTGCAATGCAGCTATCCCATTCGACGCACGCTGCTTGGCCACCACCGATGCCGGTGCCATTGATGTAGTCGACGATGGCCTGCTGGGCTGCGGTACCGACAAGCGATGTATAGCCGGTCAATGCCTTGATCGTGAGCACTGCCGTGATCGGGGCATTCGTCGGACGGAAGTACTTGATGGTGATTGGACGCCCATAGATATCGGTGACCACCTGGGACGTTGTCCCGTAGGTGGGCGTACCGGGCGTCTTCTTGGCCGCGATTGCATTGGCAATCGCCAATGAGTCGCCCCCCTCCACCACCAGGGAGATCGAGTGCTCAGGGATGCCGTTGCTGTCGGTGCTGTCGGTATCATTCTCGTAGCCGCGGTACCGGGTAACTCCTGGGACTCCGGCCACCGCCCCGACGATTCCGTCGAAGACGGTCAGGGATGGAATGGCCGTCGAGATCTTCTGGCGCGCCCTCAGCGCTGCATCGGTCTCCACCTCGGCACCTGGTACCGCATCGGCCGAATTGCTCGCGGTCTGCCATCCACGGGTGGGTGTGTTAATCGTATCGATCGTTCCGGCAGGTGCCTCGATCGCGCCGATGGTGGTGCATGTCGCGGTCACCGTGATGGATCCGGCGGGCGGGATGCTCACGCTGGCCGGGAGCGCCCAGATGTTGTTGTTCTGGTCGCGAACTGAACCGCCATTGATGGGGGTTCCAGCTTGGCCAACGATCAGAATATCGGCCGTGGAATAGCTGGCGCTGTTCTTCTTGATGCCGTTGATCTTCACGTTGCTGGCCAGGGCCTCATCCTGCGCCGTCGACGGGCTGAATGATCGGTAGATCGCGACCGACACGGAATTGGCATCGTTGATCGCTGCGGCAAAGACGCCCAGAAGTTGGCCATCCTTGCTGTCGTTTTCCAGATAGATGTCCTCACCGTAGATCGCGCGGTACTTGGTCTTGAGAAAGTCCAGGATGTCCGCATAGGTGGGCGCCGTGATGCCGTTGGCGTCGATGGTCGGTGCAGTCGTCGTGATCACAGTAGGCTCTGGACTTGGGTTGTTCCGTAGATCGTGTCGATGGTCGCGTTGACCGACAGATGTCTCGTTTCCGCATTGGCGGTGCTGCTGTAGGCGGTCAGGCGCAGCACGCCAGGCGTGCGCAGGATCCGCTGTCGGATTGCTGCGTCGTAGGTGCTCTGAGTGTTGTTACCTAGGACCTCTGTGCTCCATGGCGTGCCATCGCTGGTATCCACGAACCATTCGCCCTTCAGCAACTTCAGGCGCGTGTCCACGGCCTGGGCGACGGCCTCCGGGCTGTCCTTGTAAAAGTCGAGTTCCTGCCTGCCGAAGACGTAATCGCCGTCGGCATCCTCTTTTCTGTACCGCATGGAGGGTTCCTCAGTTCACGGAGCTGGTCGGATTGCCCGCCGTCGTGGTGGTATGGGTGTGCGTGTCGTCCACGCGCTTGCCATTGGCGGTGATCTGGCCGATCACATTCAAGATGCCGGTGAAGACGGCAGCGGCACCGCTGACCGACGAGCCCACCATGCCGGCGATGAAGGTGAAAACGCCCTTGATCAGGACCGATCCGGAGAACGAGCTGTGCGGGGCCAACACATCAAAGCCACCAGGTGCAACCACCTTGATCTCGCCGGTGCCGGGGTTCAGGTCAATGAAGGTGGCCCCATCGTCCGAGCGCAATTGCGCGGAAGTGGTGCTGACGTTGGCCAGGGCGCGCGGCCGGGAGCGGAAGCCCAGGATGGCAAAGCCATCCGACAGGTCGTGCATGCGCAGCTCCGCCTGCTCCTGGATCCCGCCAGACTGCCACCAGCTGTCGATGCACCTGGAGGCGAACACCACCAGGCACTCGTCGCCCTGGGTGACAGGGAAGGTCATGCTGCAGCCGCCGGCGCCCGGGTACTGCACAGGGCAGTCCAAGAGCAGCGGCAGCGAGACGCTGATGATCGTGCCATCCACCTGACGCTGCAGCATCTTGATGGTCGGCTGCGCGGAGCAGGTTTGTGCATCCTCGTCGAATGATTCAATAATGCAAGGCAGAGCCGTCCAGATGCCGGTACGGAGGCCATCAAAGGCTTCGCGCAAGGCGGTTTCTGGGTCCGCTACCCTTTCTCGTCGATCCATAGATTCGGTGGAAGTGTTCGAAGATCGTTGTCGCTAACCGAACTTCTTGATGATGGCCACATCTGCAGGCGGCACCGTGTGCTTATCCTTGAAGCTGTCGGGCAGTACCGTAACATCGGCTGCCAGGCAGATGACGTCTGTATAGAAGTCCTGTCCGCGTGTATCCCCGTGGTGCTCGGCCGTCATGACGTAGTAAAAGCCGTCATCTTGAATCTTTGCCTGCAGCCCCACCCGGAAGTTCTGCGCCTGCTGCTGCGTATTCAGGCTGTATTCATAGCGCTGGATGCTGGCGTTGTCCAACCAGATCAGTTGGCTGATCTTCACGTAAGGATTAAGCAGCATCTTGACCGTGATGCCATTCTGGGTCTGCTCCGGCAGGCCGACCATGCCCGTCTCCGATGTGATGACCGGGATGTTCCCGGGCCGGTATGAGGTCTCCGGCACCAGCTGCACCTTGCCGTCCTGAATGCTCCACACCGCCTGCGCCGTGCGTGCCGCACCCCGCATGAAGTCCCGGGCCATGCCGAACATAACCTTGCCGCGCGGCAGCGGGTTCTTCGGCACTTCGAACATGTAGTCGAGGCTCACGCCAAAAGGTTCCATGGCAGTACAAGCGGCCCTGACGCGTTGATCAAGCGTCGACCCCGCTGCCAGCGAGGTATTCACCACCGCGAAGTTGTAGGCGCTGTCACCATCGGCCGCCGTGATGTCCAGGTAGGTATCCGTCTGGTTTTCCCTGCCACGCCGGACCTGCTTGATGGTGCCATCGAAGATGATGCCGAAGTTGCCCTCGTAGCCCGCCTGCAGCACGATGCGCGTGAACTCCCGCTCGATACGCTGTCGGGTGGTTTCCGAGACGTTGTAGACGCGCGCGCGCAACGAATTTGGAGTCTGCAGGTCGCCGCGTCTCACGTCGAACACGATGCGCAACTCCGACAGGTCCAGCGCTGCACCAGCATCCTGGCCGACGATCAGCGATACCTTTCGGCCGTATTGCATCGTGCTCATGGTGACCTCAATGCAAGAGCGGCAGAAGGCTGCACAGCGCGGCTGCCAGCTTGTCGAATGCTGCGCACAGCACATAGGTGCCGATCGCGAACATCACCCAACGACTGTATGGAATATCCATCTTGACCCCTTTCAGCCAATCGATGGCCAGCTTGATTCCAGGCCGTCGAGTGCTAGAATTCTTCTCATGTTTCATTTGCCTATGTTTCCGATAGGTGGTGGAAATAGAAAGCCCGCTGATGCGTCAACATCAGCGGGCTTTTGCTTTTGCGGCTTGCCACGCGCGAGATCAACGTGGCCGAAGTATTTCTTTTTCCGGATCCCGAAAAGTGTCGCCGTGGGTACCCTCTTTCGGTTTTATTGCTTTACTACCTGTTTTTTTCCTCAAAATGAGGCTGCTTTATTGATCAGGTGCTATCAGTCACCCAGAACACATGCGATCCGACACCCAGATCCTCATAGGTGGGCGTGTTGTCGGGATCGCCCACACCCTGAACCCAAAGGCGGCCGGCGAAGCCGAGATAGTCGTATTGCTCCAGCAGATTGCACCCGGTCACCAGCGGGAGGCCGTTGACCAGTGAATTCCCATTCACGTCGGCAATGTCCAGCACCCAGCCTGCGCCGCCCGCTGCACGGTACTGCACGGTCATCTGGTAGGTGACGTTGCCCAACGTGACCGAGAACTTCTGGGGCGTCGGATCCAGCGGGATTTCAAAGAAGTTCGGCATCACATGTTCTCCGGCGAAACCGTGCCGCCGGGCGCGGGCGTTGCGGGCAGCGCAGCCTTCACCCCAGTGTTCTGGGTTTCAGCGGTCTTCGCCGGCTGCGCCTGGTCGGTGCGGGCCGGCAACGACGTCGCCCGCGTATCCACGATCCGGACAGCCTTCAGCGTGGCCTGCGCCATCAGGGCGTTACCCGTGCGCGGATCCCGTTTCACCACCAGCGATTTGAAAAGCATGCTGTCGTAGATCCGCATGCTGGTCATCACGCTGAATGGCTGCGCCGACTCCTGCAGTTCCAGCAGCTGCGAATACACCAGCTGGATGTACTCGGACGAAGGTAGTGAGCCGCCGAAGAAGACGCCCTCAGCGGTGCCCAGGATCGCCGCATAGTCCGAGTTGCTCCAGCCGCACTGCATTGTCACCATCGGATTGCGCTTGAAGGCGTGATCCGAGATCTCCGCCCCCCTCTCCACAGGGTGCTCGGTGATCTGCATCTCATCCTCCCAAGTCTCCTCGATGGCGACTTGAATGGAGATCGCCCCGATCTTCTTTGGGGTGATGAGCACGTTGTCCAAGATCACTGAATTGCCCCTTGCAGGTTTCTCACGATGTCAGCATTGACCTCGCGCTGGGCAGCCGAAACCGACTGCGCTGCGCTGCTGGCATCGTTGACGCCATAGATGTTGATGTTGGTCTGCTGGGCCAGTTCGACTGCCGATGCGCCTCGACGGGCAGCCTCGCCCTCGGTGTCACGCGGCCGCTCGTAATACCGGGAAACAATGTCGCCGGCCTGTTGAGCGTTCTGCGCTGCCCGCAGGAGCTGGCCGGCGCGCTGCTCAGCACCACGTGTGAGCTCGTAGTTCACGAACTGGAGCTGCTCCATCAGGCTGGATTCACGGATGTCCTTGCCAGACCAGGCCCGGAAGTTGGCTTGGCGATCCGGGTGCCATTGACCAATTCCATAGGCGCGCCCACCATCTCCGGATTGACGCGGGTCGAATGAGGAGTTCTCCGCTTTCAAATTCGCAACTATCCCGGCTGCTTGGTCATGCGACCAGCCAAGATTCTTGAAGAATCCCACGAGGTCGGCGGCTGATCGGCCGGGTTCTTTGTCCAGATTGATGCCAGCGGCTTTCCAACGCTTCTGCAGTTCCTCTTTTTCACCTGAGTTCAGGTCACCGCTGTGCAGCAACAGGCCCAGACCGACTCCTGCCCTGGCCAGCCACGGAAACATCCTGGCCAGCAGCCCACCGCCCGCCGCGGCACCTGCAGCTGCGCCCCCGCCTCCGGCAGCCGCACCGGCAGCGGCCGAGGCCGCGCCCATGGCGCGCAGAGCGGTCACCATCTTCCAGATGCCGGCCACCAGTTGGAAGCCGCCGAGAATCTTGAAAGCGGCAATGGCCACCAGGATCTTCGAGCTCCAACCGTCGGTAGCCTTGTCCAGGCTGATGAAGATGTCGGCCAGGGCGGCCAGTGGCGGCCCCATGGCGGCAGCCGCATCGATGATGGCGGAGGCGATCGAGGCGATGCGATCAGCGATCAGCGGTGAATTCTTCTCGAACCACTCGCGGAAGGCCTGCAGCTTCGGGCCGATCTTCTGGACGAGCGCCCCTTCCAGCCGGATGGCAAAGTTCTCGAAGGTCGTGCTCAGATCCCGCAGCTGGATCATGAACTTATGAGCATCCTCGGCGGCCTTGTCGAGGCCGTTGTTCTTGGACATCTCGCGGTACTGCTGCATGAAGCTGGCGAAATCGCCATTGCGCATGGCCAGCAGCAGGTTCTGGTCGATACCCAGCACATTGCCGTATTGGGACGCGAGCCAGGTCGGCCGCTTGCCCAGCTCCTGGCCAAGGTCCGACAGGATGTCCACCGTGTCGCGCAGCTGGCCATTGGCGTCTCGCGTCTGCACACCGATGGCCTGGAGATAACCCTCGCCGGCCGGGTTCTCGCGCAGGAACTTGGCCAGGTTCTCGACGGTGCCGAAGGCGGCCTGACTGCTGATGCCCAGGTTCTTGGCTGCATACTCAAAGGCCTTCAGGCTGGTGGCCGCGGCACCGGTGCGCTGGCTGACGAAATACAGGCCCTCCAGTTTGGAGGCCATGGCCGAGACGCCCGCCCCGATGGTGAGCGCAGCACCCTGGATCGTGCCAACCAGGCGCACCACTCCCTTGGTCGCACCATCCACGCCCTCCTTGAAGTTCTTCAGGCCTTTTTCATCGACCTTGAAACCCAGGGCGACCAGGAACTCCTTGATGATCGCGGTATCAGCCATTTTCCTCGTTCCGCGCCCGCCGGCGCGCCTCTGCTTCGTTGTCAGCCTTCACCGCCATGGCATCATTCATCAGGGCGATGTCGTGCAGCCCGAGCGTGCCGTCGATGATGGATTCATACCGGCAGACACCGGCCAGCGCCGGGGCCAGCAGCCAGTCCTCACCATCCGGCAAGGACTTCAGCCAGCTGGAGTCTCCGGGCTGCCCCCTGGGCTTGTAAGCAGCCCTTGAATAAAAGGGCCAAGGTTCGCCACGATGCAGCGCACGGTGAGCGGGAGCATGACACCCAGGTCGATGTCATCGAACATCGGGCCCTTTGCCTGCTCGTTCCAGGCCGCTGTCCAACCATACTCATTCTTCCGCTGAACTGCGGCCATGCAGGCGCCCATCACGTATTCCGCATCGGCGTCATTCATCTCGGCCAAGGCATCAGCAAACGGCTGCAGCACTTCGGCCATGCCGTCCAGGTCGGCAGAAATGGCGCCCCCGGACGATTTCACGCGGGTGAACAGGGGAATCAGCTTGGGGATGAGCGGCGCGATGCGGCGCGAGACGTGAAACTGTTTCATCGCGGACATCTTGCCGATGGAATAGGCCTTCCCGGCCACTTCGAGTTCGATGCCCATGATCAGTAGGTACCCAGCATCGAGTCGAGCTTGATCACGTCGAAGACCCAGGCCACGATATCGCCATCCTTGGCGTATTTCATGTCGGGGACCTTCTTGAAGGCGCACTGGCGCCCGGCATGCACATCGCCGCTGGCGGAGTTCGTCACCGTGATGATGTTCTTACCGTGCAAGCGGCTGTCCATGGTCTGGGCGTTGTAGGCGGCCATCAGCTTGGCATTGATCGGTGCAGTCTTCAGGTAGCGCAGAGTGATCTGGCCGGACTTGTCAGCATGCAGGCTGTGCATGCCCTCACCATCGCCGCCCATGGTCATGGTGTTCTTGTCGCCGTTGCGGACGATGTCGATACCCTCTTCGGCTACCGCTTCTCCATAGCCCAGCTCGAATGCACCCGAGGGGCCGGCGAACGACGCCTGCACATCCATCAAGGAATAAGTTGCCATTTTTCAGCCTTTTCTTAGCGGTTGACGTTGATCAGGATGTCAGCGGTGTGGATGGCGCCGGCTTCCTTGGCCGCGATCTGGAACGGCACCGACTTGCGTGCCTCGCGGTCCGACTGCGATTGCGAGGCAATCGGTGGTGCGTAGACGTAGTAGCCCTTGCTCAGGGTATCGCCCTGCTTCAGCACACCGAAGCCGCCGGCGTTCCACACGCCCGGTGCCAGGTAACCGTTGTTCACCGCTGCCTCGCACGCACCCTCGATCACCGAAGCAATCAGCGCATTGCCCGCATCGGTCTGCGGGATCTTGGTCGTGCTCTGGTACAGGAGGTTGTAGACGTCAGTCTGCACACGGTTCTGGAACCAGATCGAGTTGTAGACCGAGTCGATGTAGATGCCGCTGGGGGTGATGCCGTATTGGATGATCGCGGTGTCGTTGCTGTAGGCCACGAACACGTTGCCGCGCTTGTCCTGCAGCGTATTGGCCTGGGACGTGGTCAGTGTCTCGGCCACGATGCCCGGCTCCTGCTTGAACATCAGGGTGATCGTGGTGTTGTTCGCATCGAAATCCGTCGTCAGCAGGCGACCGAACATCGATGCCGCAGCGTATGGGCTGGTGCTGGAGTACTGAGCGAACGAATATTTGTAGCCCTTGGCCTTGAACCGAGACAGCAGGTCGGTCGTGACGGTGCTGTCCAGGGTGCCCGGCTCTTGAGTGGTAGCTCCGTAAATATGTGCCTGATCTGCCTCAATCAGGTCCGCGACCGCCACATGCTGGTCATTGGTCAGCGAGGTATCTGCAAACGCCAGGCCGAGGAACTTGTTCGCAAAGCGATTCAGGAACAGCGAAACGCAGGCGTCCGGGGCCTCGGCCACGATACCGTCGACCGGTGCCGGCGCCACGCTGCTGGTCATGCCGAGCATGGCCGAGATGTCGGTGCCGGATCCGGTGGCACTGGCGTAACTGACCTTGGAGTTCGCTCCGGTGGTGGGCGACGTGATCACGAACTGGGTGCCATTCCATACGCAGATCGCGCCGGCCAGGGCCGTGGTGATGATGGTGGCCACGCCGTTCAAGTTGCTCACGCCCGAGAAGTCTAGGGCGGAGAGCGTCTTGACAGTGGCGTCGATGGTGACCCGGAACGATCCGGCAGTCACAGCCTTCCAGGTCGCCAGCGCCTGCTGGGCGGTCGACAGCGCAGCACCACGCAGCAGGCCAGACGTCGCCGTCTTGGCCCAGCGGCCAATGAGCACCTCGGACGGCTGCGGAGTCTGCTGGAAGTGGAATTTCGCGGCCAGATATTCCGGATCGGTAGTGCTGTAGTCGTTGCCGACCTCGCCAATCGAGCCATAAGCGCGCATGCGCTCTGCGGTGTCGATCACGGGGGTGGCCCCAAGATACAGCGCCGTGTTCAGGTTCGCGCCTTGGGCGGCCGCCGGCGACATGTTGATGGTGACGTCGATCAGGCGCGACACGGGCAATCCATTGTTCATGGTGGCCTTCCTTTATTCGGTGATGGTTTGGTTCGGGGTGATCGGCAGGCTGCCGTCGGTTTGCGTCTGCACTGTGGCCGACAGGAGATTCAAAACTGGGTAGGTGCGCTGGATCTTGCGGCGCATCCTGATGTTCAAGTCGTACCGACGAATCCACTGCTGGTTCACTAGGTCGGGCACTGCGCGGATGACTTCTGCATCGACGAAGCGCATGCCCTGGGCGCCGATAGCCTCGTTGTTCTGCGGGATCGTCAGGCCATCGGCCAGCGCCTGGGCGAGGCCCTTGGCGCCAGGACCGTAGAAGCTGCACAGCACGGTCAGATCCTGGTGGCGGATATAGACGTCGTTGCCCTGGCCAGCAGGGTCATGCTGGAGGGCCGGGCCGGCATCGTTCTGCTGGCTCATCACGCCGAAGGCGCACCAGTTCACGCCCGGCTCCGGCTGTTTCGGTACCGTGGGCTGCCACCGCGGGCGCACCATGGCGCCCTGGAGACCAGAGATGCCCGCGATCATGTTTTGCAGCAGGGTATCGAGGGCGTCGTCTTCCAGCGGCGGCGAGGCAACAGCCGGCACCAGGTAGCCGCCTGTTGCGCTCGTATTCATGGTCTATCCGGAGAGTGGTTTCAGGTCACAGGTCGCAGCGACGAAGCCGCGGCCGAAGTGGGAGTAGTTGTTGACGTTCGAGACCGTGTAGCGGGTACCGCTCCAGATCACCTCATCGGCATCACGGCCGGCACCGCCATCCTGCAGGCGGAAGATCGTGTGGATCGTGATGGATCCGACGATCCTGCTGCCCTCGGCGATCCGCTGCAGCACATCGCCGCTGTCGCTGGTCACCACACCCGCAAATGGTGTCTGCGTTTCGGTGTTGGCGGCCCGGCCGTCGTCTCCGACGACCTGGTCCTGCCGGCAGCAGATGATCCCGAGATCCATGAAATCGGGGTCCAGCAGCACGTCGGTGACATCAAGCAACGCCATGGTCAGCTTTTCTTCCGAATGACATAGGTGATTGAATTGCGCAACTGGCCGGTGTCGACCAGCGGCTTGGCGTATTCGGTGCTGGGCTCCATGCCCCCGGCGCGCCGCTCCAGCTCCAGCATGGCGCCCTTCCGGCCGCGCCGCGCGCGCTGGCGCAGGGTTGCTTCGGAAAGCGCCGGGCCGATGCCGCTGTTGATGCGCGCACGCACGGCGTTCTGGGCTTCCAGGCCCGCACGTCCCATCTGGGACTCTGCACCGCTCTTGTCGCCGCTCAGCACCGCCTCGGCCGCCTTACCCAAGCGGCTGGCCACCTTGTCCTGCACGCTGGCCACGCCAGGGACCAGGAACGGCCGCGCCGGCACGTTGTGCTCGGGCATGCCCGTTTCCTGCAGGTAGCCGATGACGGCGTTGCTGGGTGGCGGCATGCCGCCGTCATCGTCCGGCTCCCGCTCCGGCGCACTGTCAGGGATACCGACGAGCACGTCCTTGCCCGCCAGATCGTTGATCGCCTGGAGGACCTTTGCGAGGTTGTCTATCTTGATGAAATCGGGCATGGCCGCCTTGCTGGCGGCCGGGCGTTATACCTGCAAGCCGCCGGCGCCGAAGAGTTTTGCGAGAGAGGCGTATCGCACGCCGTAGGTGGTGAGGTTCCAGAAGCCGGCGCCGTCCACTGTGGCGCTGCCGGTGTCGAAGCTGGCACTTACCTTGTCGACAGATTTGCTCGACTGCGGCCCCGTCATCAGGCCGGGTACGCCGCCGACCGAGGAGGCCAGCTCATCGCGCCGCGCCAGCACCAAGTGGTGAGAGGTAACCAGTTCCACACCCTGGTCAGCCAGACCACCCCAGCGCTCACGGTTCACCAGGTTCTCAGCGACCGTCAGCCAGAACGTGACCTGGGCATCGGTATAGACACCTGTGTCGCCAAACTCTGGAAAGTCCTGCCTGAAAGTCGCTGAGTCCATGGTTTCCCGTCACTTCTTGTTTTTGGTGCTGCCTTCGGTCTTGGCGTCCGCACCCTTCTCGCGCTCGGCCACCGCGGCCTCGCGCAGATCGACTGCCGCCGCTTTGGCCCGGACATCGGCCTCGGCATCTGCCAGGGCCAGGTCACGCTTCTCCAGCTCCGCTGCCCTGGCCTTGGCGGCTTCTTCGGCCTCGGCAAGCTTCTTCTCGCGCTCGATCAGGTCGGCCTTCTCGGCTTCCAGCAGGCCGAGCTGCTTGCGCAGTTCCTGCTCGCGGCCGTCCAGCTCGACCAGCAGGGCGTCGGCGGCCTGGCTGTCCTCGGACTTGCCAGCGCCAGGATCCTCGCCGATGAAGTGCTGCACGTACCAGTGGTCAGCGACGTCGCGGGCGACCTCGTGCACGCCTACCCCGAACTCCAGCTTTTCCGGCCCATGCTGGAGTTCGAAGGGCGTATGGACATAGATTTTAGCCATTCGCCCTCTCCTTAGATACCGTCGCGGTAGGCCAGGGTCGTGCCGTAACGGAACTCGACCTGACCGAAGCGCGCCCAGTAGGTGGTGATCTGGAACAGCGAACGATATTCCAGCGGGGTGCGCTGCAGCTCGGTCATGGGGAACTGGACATACTTCTTGTCCTTGTTGTACGCGACCATGCGGTCAACGGTGCCGAGTTGGCCCAGGGTACCGCCCGTACCGCCGCCGATCAGCCACTTCAGCGGCAGGATCTCGAGCGGGGTGCCGGACTTGGTGCAGATGTTGTTCTCCAGCACGTAGGTCAGGATCGACTGATTGCCGGAGAGGCTCACCAGGGTCGAGGCCAGATATCCGTACTGAGCCGGGGGCAGCAGCAGGCGATTGGGCATCACCTTCCAGCCGGCGTTCTGCCAGGCGGTGGTCAGCAGCTCGTTGACATCCTTCAGGATCTCGTTGGGGGTCTTGGTGGTCCACTGCGGGGTGCCAGCGGCGCCATTGGCCACGTTCGAGACGCTGCCCACCAAGCTGGTGGAGTTGACCAGGCCGGTGAAGCCCTGATTCGCATCGCCGATGTAGACGATGTTGTCCAGGTCCATGTTGCGCTTGAGGTTCATGGCCTCGACCTTCTGCGCATCGATGGGCATGCCCAGCTTCTGGGCCTTCACCAGCTCAGGCACGGTGTAGCGGACTTCCGCGCCCCACAGGCGCATGGGCTGCGGGGTCTTGCCGATGTCCAGCGAGGGACCGGCCAGGGCATTGCCCTCGTTGGAGATCCAGTTCAGGCCACCCGGGTTGATGCCGCCGGACATGGCGAACGCCGAGTTGGTGAACGAGGCGACTTCATCGGCCGCCGAGACGTCGGTGCGGATCTCGATGTCGCGCGACCAGGTGTATTCGACCAGCGGTTCGTTCAGGGTCTGGTCCAGGCGTTCCAGCTGGCCCACCAGGAAGGCGCCGGTCGAGTCGACGGTGGCCTGGTCGTAGGTGTACTGCTGGTCACGGGTGTAGGCGCGGGCGACACGGCTCGACGCGATGGCGATCTCCCGGGCCTTGAGGTGCTTCTGTACGGACATATCCATTTCTATGGCTCCAAAAATGCAGAACCCCGCCGGAGCGGGGCCCTGTGAGTTGATGCGCTTGCGGCGCCGGGATTAGTAGTTGACGGCCAGCTCGGTGATGCCGTAGGCATCGGCCGGGCCGGTGAAGTACCAGCGCTTGGGCAGCACGATCAGGTTCTGGCCGATGGTGAACGAGTCGTTGGCCGCGAACGCGGTGCCACCAGCGGTGACCGTGAAGTTGATCTGGGCGTTGGTGTACGGGGTGCCGACGACGCCAGCGGGAAGGTTGGAGCCGTCCGGAGCAGTGACGTTGAACGCGGTGGAGCTGGTGAACTTGATGCTGTAGGAACCGCTCATCGGCGAGGCGCCAGTCGAGACGGAGCCGAGAGTGCCGTTGCCAGTATTGGCACCGGCGGTCACTGCATACTCGGGCGCGGCTTCGAAACCGCCCAGCGGCTTGCCGGCACTGGGGTTGGCGGTACGCACATACACGCGGCCGTCCTTTGCTGCAGCAGTACTGCCGCCCAGCACGATGTTGACGTAGCCGCGCTTGAGGATGTCGGCCACGCCGGAGCTCGGCGGGGTCGAGGTGCCCAGGGGATCGGTGCCGTTGCCTTGGATCGGGTACGGACGCAGGTTCACGCCGTAGACCGAGTTGACGCCGTCGGAGGCGCTGTTGATGGGTTGGATCTTCCCGGACACCAGCTTCACCGGCACGCCGAAGGACAGCGGGGGTGCGGCAGGGTCAATGATCTGGGGCTCGATAACAGCGACTTCGGCGCGCTGCAGGTCGCCGGCAAAACCAGCCGGCATGCGGTATTGATAGGCTTGCAGAGAGGGCATGACAGCTCCTTAGTTGGGTTTGCGCGCCCAGAAAGCGGCGTGCGTCTTGTTGATGTCCTGGAAGGACGATGTGGGTTGCGACTGGACCTGCTGCTGGTGGGTCTGCACCGAGGCGTTCTTGTTCTTCACCAGCTCGGAAGCCGCATTGAAGAAGGCCTTGGCCGAGTCGCAGGTCAACTTGCCGACGTCAGCATCGCCGGTGACCACCTTGATCAGATCTTCGTGCTCGCCGGCCAGGGCCACGGTCAGGGCGCGGCGGCGGAAGCTGCACAGCGCGTCGACCGAGGTCTTCAAGTCAGCCTTGGCATCGAAGGTCGGGAACTTGATGCCCGGTGCCAGGATTTCGGCGCGGGACTTGGCGTCCTGGAACTCGGCCACCAGGGAAGAGGAGTCGCCGGTCATTTTGGCTTCCGGAGGATCCTTTTCATCGGCATCGGTGGTCTTGGCCTCCGGCGGCACCTTCTCTTCCGAGTCGGTGGTCTTGCCGGACTCCAGCGCCGATACGCGCTGGCCGAGGACTTCGACAGCGGCGGCCACCTTGGCGATAGCCGCCAGCACCGGGTCGTCGCCCTTGCCAGCAGCGGGATCATCCTCATCGGTGGTGCCGGACGGCTTCACCGGTTCGCCCCCCCCATGTGGATGTGGACATGGGTGTCCTTGTCGTCACCACCGGCGCCGTCGGGCATCTCGTCCAGGACCTTCTCCAGGGCCTCCGAGTCACGGGTGTTGAAAATCTTGCGCAGTTTGTCGGCAATGGCCGACTTGGTCAGCTTTACAGCCATGGGGGTTTCTCCAATCAATTTTCCAGAATCCTGCACAGAACACACAGGTCCACAGCGGGCGCTTTCTACAAACGCCACGTGGTTGCCCACGATGGTCGATTGCCGCGCCCGCCCAGGCGCGATTTGCTCGTATTCGGCGTCGTAGCCGCAGCTGATCTCCTTCAGCTTCTTCTTGACGATGAGCTCAATCAGCTCCTGGTCAGTGATCAGCAGGTCGGCCAGCAGCAGATTTGCCTTGTCGCCCTCGCCGCGCCGCACGTTGTGCACGGTGCCCTTGGCGACGTTCTTCCAGGTCAGCGGCGTGACCAATTCGGAGGGATGCTCGATGGTCACGGGCTTGCCGGTGAAGCTGGCAATGGTCTCGGCGCTGAAAACGACGTCGGCATCGCGCTCGACCTCGATCACGCCGTCCTTGTCCTCCAGGTCCGGAAGCTCGATGGCCGCGTACATCTGCGGGCCGATGCGGGCGATGGGCACCTCCTCGCACAGCAGGAAGCCCTCGGCGGTGATCGACTGCTTCGGCCCCAGCTGCTCATTGGTCAGGAAGCCGCTGGCGGTGATGGAATCGGTCGTCTTCGTAGCGGGGGCGCTACATTTTTTGCAGCTGCAGGGCTTGCTCATGGCGTAGGCACGTAAAAAAGCCCGCGCGGGGCGGGCTGGATCTTCAGTTTTCGGGAAGCGGCGTATAATTGTTTCTGGATCGCCAAGGTTTAAACCACCACGCCTCCGCAGCGTGCGAGGAACCGAGACTTGAAAGTCAATTGGCGGTCCTTTTTCATTTCACCAAGCCATGGTCGTAGTAGCGGCGCCCGTCCTGGTACGCCTTGACCGTCAAAATCACCTTGTGCGGCTCCCCGGCCAGATGCAGCTGGGCCTCGTAGGTCTCCACCGCCAGGATGTTCGGGTCGCCGCGCTTGTCCGGCGAGGTGGCCACCAACTTGGATCTCTCCAGCAGATCGGGGATCGCAGGGATGCTCTTGATCAGGTCGTCTCGGCTGCCGAACACCGTGTGCTTCACGCCCGAGCGCGTCACCTGGATCTCGTTGCCGGTGGCCGCGTTCTTGAAGCGCTTTCCGATGAACCGCTCGGCATAGACCAGGGCCTTCTGGCGCAGCTCCTTGATATCGGCATAGCCGCCAAGCTCATTGCCGCGCAGTGTGACACTGCCCTGCCCCGCTGCGGCGCCAGCGGCACCGGTACCGAACTGGCCGTTCTCCGCGCGCGGGTGATCGCCCTCCTTCCACTCGCCGGCGTCACCGGTGTAGAAATGAACGTGAATATGTCGTGCCATGGTCAATCAGGAATAACTACTTCTGGGAAACAGCGGCACCGATAGATGCAGCCGGCGTGCGCCCGGCGGCCGGTGCGCTTGTCCGCGATGGGCGGCTGGTTCCATGGGATGAACTGGCCTTCCAGTTCCCGATGATCCTCACGAACATCGCTGTCACCGCTGGTGCGCCAGATATACCCTGGGCTCCCGACGTACTCGGCCCGGGCCTGGGTGAGCGAGGTGGCCGTGCGGCTGACCTCGGTCTGGGCGATCAGCAGCGCCCGGCTCTTGGTCACCTCGCCCGAGCGCATGATCTCCTTGGCGATCTCGCTGGCGCGCGTGGAGTCCTCCAGGCCCTTGAGCGTCAGCTCATGCACGCGCTGGCCGGCCTCCACCGGCAGGCTGGTGATCAGGGTGACCTGCTCGGCCAGCAGATCCTGCAGCACCCGGCCCGTCGGTGCCTCGGCGATCTCCAGGCGTAGCGCCCGAGACATTTCCTTGGCCATGGTCCTCCAGGCGCTCTCATCGCGCAGCGCCACGTCCATCAGCATGTTGCTGGCGGTCTGGGTGGCCCACGGCTTGAGCATCTGGGCGTAGGCATCCAGTAGCTGCTGGATGGTCGGCACCGACCGGATGTCACCGGGCTCGAACGGGCTGATGATCGCCTGGACCTGCGCCGCCACCTTCTTTAGTTGCATGGCGTAGCGCTGTTCGGCGCCAGTGGTGCGCACCGGGTTCCGGTTCTTCTTCCGGCGATCCAGGGTGATGATCATCGTCTTTTCCAGAGCCGCTTGAGCAGTGAGTCCTTGGTCGTGAGGGAGCTCAGGTCAGGCAGATCCAGCCCTGCGCCCGGGGGCGGTTCGTCCTGCTCTTGCTTCTCGGCATCTTGGATCTCTTCATCCGTGATGTTGCCGAACATGCCGGTGCCTGATGCCATGCCCTTGAGCTCTTTCATGGCCGTAGAGCGCTTGATCAGGTTCGCGTCCAGGGCACTCACCACTGTGGTGGTTTTCTTGTCGGCCACTTCCGCCTTCTCCACCTCGGTAGGTTCGTCCAGCGTCTTGAACGCAAATTGGAAGCTCGGATCGAGCTCTTTGCCCAGCACCGACATAGACATCACCGAGAACAGGCGCTGCAGCGGCGTGCGCAGGTCTTTCTCCTGCTTCTGGTGCACCTTCTCGTGGTACTGGCGCCGCGGCCCTTCGCCGGTATCGCTCAGGCCGGCCGGGGACTGCCCGAAGATGCGAGACAGTGGGATGCCCAGGGCGCCCGACAGCTGCTGCGCGAACTGGATCAGCATGTCCGAGAGGCCGGCGAAGGTATAGGTGTGCGCCTCGAATTTGTCGGTCGAGTCGATCACCGTCATGCCCTCATTGGTCTGGGAAAGCCGGGTGAACTCGATCTGCGACAGCAGACCCTTCAGGGCATCCCCTCCCGTCGCGATAATCTGCCGCAAGCCTTCAATGGAGTAGGTGCGCAGGTGCGCCTTGTAGACCAGTTGGCCGGCACCGACCGAGGCACTATCAAAGGCGATCAGGCGGTCCCAGAGAGGTTCCAGTACAGACAGGCCCCAGCCGTTCTCCGCGATGCGCTGGTAATACGGCAGATCATCGCCCTCCAGACGGATGACCCGGCTGTAGTGAATGCGTCCCTTCGGCAGGCCCATGAACTCGGCCAGGATGTCGTAGAACACCGGCTTGCCCATGTCAGGGCCGAACTCGGTGACCACCTTGCCCACCGGCGGCGCCACCATCCAACGGTCCAGCACCACCAGCCCTTTGAACTGGCCCTTGCCGATCGACTCGACGCGCAGCGGTGTGGTCAGGTCCTGGCCCTCGATCAGCATGACGCCGATGGCGCCGCCATACAGGCGCGCCCACTTGCCGGTCTCGCACAACTTGTCCCAGATCCCCAGGGAGACCATGGCAGTCTCCATCTCGGTGATGGAGGCCGGGTCGATGCCCGACATCTCCACGCCGCAGCGGGTCATGTCCTCTGGGATGGCGTCCACGGCCGCCCGAACGATCCAGGATCCGCGATAGGCGGCCTCCAGCTGCACGCGGTTTCGGCTTTGGTACGACAGCGAGTAGGTAGCGCCCGAGGACTGGTTGTTCGTGCCCCAGCCCAGGCGGGCCTGGGCGTTCTGGAACGAGTCGTTGGTCTGCTGGCGTGCGCCGGCGTGGCCTGCAGATCGCTTCGATTTGCGGGTCATGGTGTCAATTCCTCGGTTTTACTGAGCTAGGCGCGACCAGACGCCCAGGCCGCCGCGCTGCTGGATGTAGCCATCCAGACCGTACCGCACGCCGTCCCAGCAGTGATTGTGCTTGTCGACGATGACAGGAAGGATCTCCTTCGTCGTCTTGTCGACCTTGTATGAATAAAGGCGCGCTTCGGCGGCCATGTGCTTGCAGCGCTCGTGAATCACGATCTCTTCGAAGCCACGCAGGTGGCTAATGCCGTCCTCGACGCTACCCTGCCACTTGGCCGCTGCCGCGATGTTGAAACCCTGGCGCTTGAGGAAGCTGATTGTTTCCGGCCGAGAGTTATCGGCCTTGATCGGCCAGTCGCGCGCCCCAGGGATCCCGGGGAACTTGGCATCGTCGCCCGGCTTCCAGGTGGCTAGCTGCTCAGCGGTTGCGCCCTCCTTGCCTGCATACAGCTTCCACATCTCGTCCAGCTCCACGCCGATTCCGTAGGCCTCGTACTCGATGTAGAGCTTGTTACCAATCACGAAGGATCGGATCAGCGTGGATGGATCCTGTGCAAAACCGAAGTCGGCACCGAAGAACAGGCGATCTGCCTGGCGCCAGAGGTCATCGCTGAACGCGTCCACGCGGTACTTGCCCGCGAAGATAACTGCGGCGCTGATCTTCTTCGGCCTGCCCAGCCAAATGTGCTCGTAGGCATCGTAATCGACGCGCTTGCAATACTCCATCTCCTGGCGGAGCACATCGGGGAACCAGGGGTTGTCGTAATAATTCACCTCGACCACCACCGAATTGTCCGGCGGATTGGCCACGAAGCGCTGGTAGGTCGGATCATCCTCCTCACCTGGATTCAGACTGATCCAGATTTCGGATCCTTCCTGGCGGATGGTTGGAGTCAGGACCTCCCAAGAGTCGGCGGAGACCGTCTGCGCTTCCTCCACCCAGCAGATATCGATGCCCTCGGTCGACTTCACCCCGTTCGGGTCCGTACGCAGGCCCTTGAAGATGAATTCAGAACCGACCGAGCTGCGGATGCTGCTATCCGTCGTATGAAACCACGGCCCGAGACCCAACTTATCGATCTGGTCCTTCAACAGCTTCAGGACAGAGTCCTTGATCGTGTTCTGCACCTCGCGCGCGCAGAGGATACGCACCTTCCGGCTGCTCGCGATCAAGATCAGTGCCCGAGCGATTTCCCAGGATTTGGCGCCGCCGCGGCCACCGTAGAAGACCTTGTAGCGCTTCGGTTTAAACAGGGGGCGGAACTTGGGCGCGAACGTCAGATTGACCGCCGCCATCGCCTTCCTCTCCCGCAAATGTGACGTGGAACACTGGAGGCGCGAGCGGCTGGCCATTCGCGCCGCTGTGTTCCACCTTCGTCTTGAACATGCCCAGGTGCTGGCCAACCAGCTTCAGGGCCTCGATCGGGTCCAGGGTCTTGACCTCCAGGCCCTCTTTGCCCTGCTTCACACCGGCATACAGGAACTTGGCATTGCCCTGCAGCTTCCGGGTGTCTTCGAAGTAAGCGTTCCCGTGGCCCTGGCCGAAGCACTCCGGGCACTTCGGATTCGGATCTTTGCGCGCGTCGTACCCGGTGCCGCCGGCCTGGTCGAAGGGCGTTTCCATGAACGCCTGGCCAGCGCGGGTGGCTTCGGCCTTCTTCTCGGCCATCGTCTTAGCGTGGCTGGCCCGGTCGGCCTTCATCTCCTGCGCGGTGCGCTGGTAGCCGAACTTCTTGCCCCAGCAGTACCGGCAGCAGGTGCGGCGAAACTGCATCAGCTGCGAGGGGTCGGCGGTTGCGATTGCCCACAGGCGCTGCAGCACAGCGTCCTGGGTGATCTCGGTGCGCTCGGCCAGAGCGGCCTGGCGCTCGCGCACCAGCTCCTGCACCTCCGGCTTATTGAGCGTCTCGTACGCGATCTGCTTGGCGGTGCGCGGGCTGTAGCCAGCGCGGATAGCCGCCTGCGCCGCGTTCAGGTCGATCAAGTACTCATCGACCAGACGCCGGATTTTGTCTGTGATCCTCATGGGAAAAACCTCTTGAACTACTGCTCGCCCCGCGCCGAATAAAACGGGCATTGCGCCCGGAGAAGGAGGGCTTCCATATCGTGCGAGCCATGCCGGTCATTTACCCGTGTTGCCGGCGAGCGGGGAAATAATTGCTTGAGGCCCTTACGGATCTAGCAGCCCCAAAATAACTTAGAACCCAATCAATGCCGGCATCTTCGACGCCATGTCGGATGCAACTCCAGCGTGCAAGACTGCTTGCTGGTGTGTGCTGTCGAAATAACCTGCCTGTGCCGTGCCATTAGCCGGAATTTTAAGATCCACAATATCCGTGAACCCAGCAGCAGTCGCGGCAGCGTACAACGCGGCATACATGTCGTATCCTGCTGTGCAGTCTCCAGCGCCAAAGACTCCCGCATTGAGGAACGGTCGATAGTTTGCGTTACCTGCCGCTGTGGACAGATAGGTTACGGTCTGATTTGCAGTCGTTGCCCAAAGATCGGTAGAAGTGGCTTGCGGGGGAAACGTCACAGCGCAAATTGCCGACGTACTGCCGTTCTTGCGGTAGTTACGAATGGTGGCCCACAAGAACCGCAATGTTTGATAGAGCCCCGTTCCGGCTGCACCAAGCCACGGTAAGCCACGGTCGTTGTTCCCCATGTTGCAAATGTCGGCATCTGCGAACCGGCCTTGCAATGCACGTTGCGCATAGCCGCCGTTTTTGGCAACGTTGGTTGCGCTGGTCCCGCTGACTGCTGCACGAGTCCAGTTATAGCCGCCGATGTTGAGCGCACGATTCAGGAACGCGCAGCAACCATCCGCATCGCCATACAGCACGCCCGTCGGTGTTTGGCTATCGTGGTTTTCGCGAGCAATACTGTCGCCGCCTGCTGTAACCGTCTTTTTGCCGAACGTTCCGAACCCGTACACATTGCACGGTGCGGCGATAACAGAACCCGTCGCCACGCCGGAAAGAGTCGTCCAGTTCTTGACCGTAATGGCATTCGAGAATGTGGCGTCTTTGTTCATGTCGCCAAGATCAGCGCGACCGGACGACACGACGCCGCTCGGATATTTGGCACCGACCGCCGGGGCGCACTCGCTGACCACCATGTAACGGGTGTTTTTGACGATTGTTACGCCGGTAAGCCGGTCAGAGTTCGCGCGCCAGCCATCCGGCATCGTGATGGTGTAGCCGTCGCCCGATAGCAGGCCACCGGCCGCCGTGAACTCCGCTGCCGTAGCTTCGCTACCATCCAATTTGTACAGGTAGCCGGAGTTGCCCGCCGCAGCTTTGAACCATGTCGGCAGGTACTGCGTGGCCGACGATTGGTCTTGGCTGATCCCGTTCAGGTTCAACAAAAGCGCTAGGCGGTATGGCACCACGTTACCCACGCCTTTTTCGCCCGCAACAGTTGTGGCCGACGCGTCAACCCAACCATTCCAGATTTCAAAGAATGGGTCAACTACCGTTTCGTTGCTGATATCCCCCAAACGCGAGGTGCGCACGTTGTTCGTACCAGCCGTCGACACCGAAGGCGAAAGGACTGTGCGTTTGGACGCAGAAAGCACAGGACGACACTGCGAACCGGATGAGCTGCTCGGCGTGCTGCCCGAAGAGTTGGTCCCCACGGAGAGAACCGTAAGCGTTTTATTGATGCAGGCAATCGTGACGCGGAAAGGCAACGGGCCTTGCAACACACCATCGGCATAAACACTGCTGACGACGGTATCCGCGCCGCTAAATGTGGCCGGCGTTGCATCCAGCAATTCGTAAACGCGCGGTTCGGAATTGATCGTCGGAGCGCTGGTAACGGCCGGACCAGCTGCGGGTGTCACAATATTGGAGGCAGCAGTAAGCGGACCAACTCCGACCGAATTGACCGCTGCCATTTTCACATAGACTGCGACGCCGTTCGCAATTCCTGTCAATGTCAGGTTCGGCGCTGCGCCTGCTGCTGTTCCCAACAACACATTGTCCGAAGCACGATACACGGGCATCTGATAGCCGGTGATTGCTGCCCCTCCATTGTCGGCAGGTGCAATGGCTACACCAGAAATCTGGCCATTACCTGCCGTGGCCGTCAAGCCTGTCGGTACGCCGGGAACGGCCACTGGCACGGTGCCCGCGCTGCCCGCATATGCCAGCCCGATTGCGCGACACCCGATCACAGATCCTCGGTCCGTAGTGAGCTGGGTATAGGTGTTGGCGGTCTGGCCGGAGATGTCCGACCCGTTGCTGGTCCACTGAAAGCCTGTGGCCGAGAAGCCGGCGCGCAGCGAGGCAGTGAGAACATTGCCCGCGCCCAGGGTGCCGGTGATGACGACTGGATTCTTTGCCAGCCCCAGAATGGCAGCGCTCTTGATCTGGTCGACGATGCTCATTGCTTCACCCACGCAGAGAAGCCCGTAGGATTTGCCCCGGTGTAGGTCACGGTCTGTTTGTAGAAAAACCCGCGCAGGTCGGGCCCGACGGTCACGGAGTCCACCGCACCGCCCGGACCGTTGTAGGTCAGCGCCTGCTGCAAGGAATCCGGATGGATCACGTAGGTGTTGGTCGAATCCAGCACGCAGCCCGAGAGCGTGAAGCCGGCATCGAACAGAGAGCCATTGATGTTGACTTGCGACATTGGATTCTTCCGAAATGAAAAAGCCCGCGACCCTTGCGGGCTGCGGGCAAGCTGGATTTCTCCAGGGAGACACTACGATGATGGTGGAGCAGCCGGTGGGAATCGAACCCTTCGTCCTCAGCTTGGAAGGCTGTAGCTCTACCACTGAGCTACGGCTGCATGGCATGCCCTGACGGATTCGAACCGCCGCTGCACGGTTTTGGAGACCAGCCGACCACCGCAATCTTTAGGGCAAACGGAAACTGGTGCCGGGTTACAGCGTCCCGGCGGCGGTTAGGGCGTCAAGCGCCCCAGCGTGACTGGTCACTCCGCTGGCACTGCTCACAATGCTCACCGGTGGTGCCCTGCCTCAAACGGACAGGGATCGGGTTTCGCATCCCAAAAAAGAAAGCCCAGTCAATCGCTCGACTGGGCTTATGCACGCGTTATGTTTCCATTCCTACGCGGCCAGAGGAAGCTCGCTGCCAGGCCTTATTCGGCCGGGCTGAAATCCACGTAATACTTCTGGCCGACCTTGAACTGGCCGATCAGCGCAGGGTTGGCGACGGTCAGGCTCAGGGTGGCCGAGGGCGAGAACTTGGCGAAGGTGTTGTCTTCGTCGCTACCATCCGAGGGGTAGCTCGCGGCGGCAACGGCATTGAAGTGCAGCACTTCGCAGCCGACGTGCTGCTCGATCTTGTTCAACTGCATCTTGGCGCGCATCTTAGGCATTCTGGGCTCCAGAAATGAAAAAAGCCGCAAGAGCGGCCAATAATGAAAAAGCGGAAACAAAAAAGCCCCGCTTCCGATGAGAAACGAGGCTTCGATGTGGTGTCTCTACTTTCCTTCAGGCGAGCAGAAACACCCCGTGACGCGAAATTTACCCGAACTGCATTCGAGTTGCAACATTTTTCCGCAAGAGCGGTTCCAGGGCCGCAACAGCCTCCACGTACGTCTCAGCCAGGTCGGCGTTCGGAAAGCGCCAGGCAGTCGTGATGCCGAACTTCTTCCAGATCGCCCACCGGTGGCGCAGGACCAGGCTCTGCATCATGGCGTCGGTGGCCTCGGCGATTTCGTTGTCACGGCGCGCCAGCGCGGCGTCCCCTTCGCTCTCGCCCCTCATGCTCTGCACGCCCAGGTCCCGGTCATCCTTACGCATCCAGGCGGCCCAGACGTCGAGGCAGTACTCCGTCCCATCGCGCTGGCGATCATTCATCGCCTCGATCTTGCGTGGCACCCGTTTTGCGGTCGCATTGAACATGGCTCTTTCCCTCTTTCTCCGTGTAGTGCCGGCAGCGCCGGCCGTGTTGCTGATTCTGTTTGCTGCAGGTCTGGCGGGTAAAGACCACCACCTGGAACGCGCACCCCTTGCACGTCGCCGCCTCGCGCTCGATGAGCTGCTCCAGCGGATCCCGGTAGTTCCGTGACGGCAGCGCCATCAGGCCATCCCCGTGTCCGGCTTGCGGCTGCCCTGGCACAGGCGCATGTGGCGCCCAAGGTCGTAGCCGGTGAGCGGCTTGGCCTCGATGGGCGGCTGCACACGGGCGGCGACCATGGCCGGGTCCCGCTTCTGGAAGAGACGTTCCCGGCCGGCACGCTTGCTGGTCAGGTCGCCGCGATCCTCCAGCTGGCGCAGCATCAGGTAAATCGACCTGGTGGGCAGCTCCATCCGGTCAGCGAGCTCGCTGGCCTCGTAATCGACGCCGCGCTCCATGGTGAGCAGGATGGTCTCGGCCAAATCCTCGTTGATGGTGGGCTGGCGGCTCATGGCGCGAGCTCCCCACGAACTGCGCCAATGCCGCGCAGGCCACCTGGCAGGCGCGCCGTTGCTGCGGTCATGCGCCCGTACAGAAGCCGGTTCTTCATGCGGATGTACTGCCGGCGCTCGGCCTCCAGGCGCACTAGCTTGGCCATGTTGCGGACCTTCATCATGATTCGTTCCTCGGGTGTTGGTGGTAGCGGACGCCCATCTCCAGCTTCAGGGCGATGTGGCGCTCCAGCGTCGCGCCGCGCGAGTTCTCCCAGCCGGGCAGCAGCAGGATCTCGTCGCAGGTGACCAGCTGCGCGATGTCGGCGCGCATGCAGGCCACCCAGCCGGCGGACGGGTCGGCGTTGATCTCGGCGGGGTTCACCACGTCGAAGCCCTGGGCGCGCAGCTCGGCGGCGGCCGCGTGGAAGGCGGGGAAGTTCAGTTCGGGCAGGCCGGTCATGGGCCCGGCCACGTACACGCGCGTCATTGGCCCTCCCGTGCTGCGTGATGGACGAACATGGCCAGGACGCCTGCGAACGGGGCGGCCAACAGGATGATGGTCAGGACCAGATCCACGGTGTCGGTGCTCACAGCAGCTCCTCCGCTTGGAAAGCGCCAGGATCGACGGTGGGCAGATCCTCAAGGCCATCGTCCAAGTACCGGCGCGCGTGCCGCAACTTCTCGCGCAGGCGCTCGATCTCTCCGTTGCCCACCAGGCGCTGGCGGGCCTCAAGCGCGGCGTGCGCAATGTCGTAGCCGGAAGCATCCTTCGGCACGCCCAGGGCCACGGCAAAGGCAGACTGCGAATACCGAAGGTGCGCCAGCTCTTCCTCAATCCGCTTGCGGGCGTGTTGCATGCGCTCGCGCTCGGCGTCCTCCAGTTCCTTGGTCGACGTCTTCAGCTTCGCCGTCTCCAGTTCGAGTTTGTATCGCGCCATGCCCCGATCGCTCAGGGCGCGGGCGAGGTCCTCGCCGAACTTCTTGCGGATCTGGTCCTCCGCGTGGAACTCCGAAGCCGTGCGCGTCACTGGGTCGTTGCGCGTGACCTCCCGCCCGATCCCATCGATGAGCAGCTTCAGCCAGACCTCCTGCGGCAGCGTGTCGACCTTGGCCAGCGTCGGGCCCTTGAGGTTGTGCCAGCCGCTGTCGTTGCGGGCGATGAGGCCGCAGCCTGCAGGGACCTCCTCCTTCCGGATCAACCCGGCCGGCACCGCGAAGATGACGCCCGAGGCGAACTTGAGGTACGACTGCCACTTGCCGGCGGTGATGTCGCGGCGGAAGTCGGCCACCGAGATCTTGACCTCGTAGGCCAGCGGTCGGAACTTGGCGTAGCTCTTCGGGATGGTGTAGACGTCCGGGCGCGGCGATCCGGACGGGCCCAACTGCATGTCGGTCCACACCACACGGTCGCCCACGCTGCGCAGGTGCTTGGCCAGGTCGTTGGCCAGTTGGTCGTGGCGCCAGCTCATGAAATCACCTTTTGCTGGCTGTGCAATGTCCTGACCATCCCGCAACGGGCACAGATGTCGTGCTTGTAGGCCATCGGGCGGCTTGACTTGGTGAGTTCGATTACCCGGTAAGCAGGCCCTTGCAGATACTCCGGGAGAATGGTCGGCGCGCCGTAGTCGTAGCGCGCTTCAAAGCGGTGCCCGAGAAGCTTCCCCATCAGGCCCGAGCATTTCCCGACGGTATTCATGCCGCCTCCCCGAACAGCCCAGCCTGCGGCTGCGCCACGGCCAGCGGCGTGATGGTCAGCACCACGCGCGCGCCATCGGCGTCGGGCTCCATGCGCTCGGCCACGATGCGGCGCACCCACTTGTCATCCTCGATGGCCACGCCCTTGAGGGCATCGAGCAGCACCTTGTTCGCGTTGTCGAGGTCAATGCAGCGCACTGTGTCATCCCAGGCGGCGCCCTCCTGGCGCTGGCGCTTCTGCCAGTCCTGGGGGCGCGCCGGGTAGAGGCGCACGTCGATCTGCACGCGGCCGGTGATGGGCTGCACCAGGCCGGCGGCTCGGATCTTCCAGCCGACCTCGGTCTTGTAGGCCTCGGCTTCCTTTGTGACGTAGGTGATGGCCATGGCCGGCTTCTGCTTCACGCGGTTGGCCGGGATGATGCGCGTGGCCCAGTAGGCGTTGGCCGAGACTGGATACGGCAGGATCAGGGTGATGGGCTTCACTTCAGCACCTCAACATCGTCCTCGCTGAGCATGCCGAAGATCACCGCGATCCAGACCACGGCCATGAGGGTACCGACGACGCCCCAGACCCAGCCAGGAGCCGCGCAGCGGTCGAGCAGTAGACCGAGCGCGATCGTCAGCGCGAGCGGCATGCGGGTGGGCAGGTTCTTGCGGGAAATCACTTTGCGCTTGGTCACTTGGATGCTCCTTCGGTAGTGGCCGGCTCTTCGTCGGCGACAGGATGGGTCTCGGCATAGATCTGCACGCGCAGCTGCACGTACTGGCGGGCCAGCTCGGCGATGGAGGGCTCGCCACGGAACACGACGGCGGCGATCAGAACCAGAGCGGCGGCAAGGATGGCGTTCATGGGGTTCTCCTCAGTGGTCGCACGGCAGGTCGCCGTCGGCGTCGGTCTGGGCTCCGCAGGACAGGCAGCGACGAGGCGGGAACCGAGTTGGCATGTGGGCGTGGCGCTCCAGCTCCTGCAGTAGCATGTCCTGGAACTCCGTCAATTTGGAGGGCTGACGCTTGATGCCCAAGCGCTGGGCCAGCGCATCGATATCAACCATCTGGTCGCGCGAAGGTGGCGCAGGCAGATCCTCGACCGTGATCGTGCCGATGTTGACGCGATGAACCACGCCGGGAAGGCGGACGACCTGCTCAATGATGCGAGGCTGGTCGTCGTCGGGAATGGCGGCGATCATTGCAACCTCCCCATGCTGGCCACGTGATCCTTCACCTCCTGCAGATACTTGGCGAATTCTTCGCAAGACAGCAGCCGCGAAACCATGTCGAAATATGCGTCCAGCGCCTGATGCATCTCAGCGAAGCCGATATCGACTGCCATGGCCTCGTCGCCGTCCTCCAGGACAGCCAAGCGGATGGTGAGCTTGCTCATCGGGCACCGCCTTCCTGGCCATCGCCCTCGGCGATCACCGCCTTGATCTGCTTGGTCGGCCAGCCGGTGTCCTCGCTGATGCGCACCATCAGGATGGCGCTCAGGGGGATGACGTTGTTGCGCATCTTGCTGATGGTCGGCGGGGCCGTCTGCAGGTGCCGCGCCAGGGCGGCGTCGTTCTTCAGGTTCAGGTGCGCGATGACCTGGTCGAACAGGGTTGCGGTGGTCATGCGGCACCGCCCTTCTCCGCTGCGCGGTCCAGGCGGTCCATTTCGGCCAGGATGAGGGCGCCGGCCTTTTCGAGGTTGCGGCGGTAGGTGCTCGGCTTCCACCAGTGAATCGGCCACGGCCAAGCTACGACGTCACAGACCTTCAGCTCATGGGCTCTCGTGCAGACCGAATAGGTCGCAGCAGCACGTGCCAGCTCGCAATTGGTGTACATGTCATCACGCTCAGGCGTCCAGCCCTCCACCTCCTGCTGCCGGCGGCGCTCGGCCAGGACATCGCGGGCGGCGGCGGTCCAGGGATAACCGGACGCAGCGATGGCATCCTCCACCATCTTGGTGGCGTCCGAGGCGCTGAACTTGACGCCGAGCAGATACTTGGTGGGGTCGGCGGGCTGGGCCTGCATCAGGTCGGCGCGCTGCTTCACCAGCATCTTGCGCAGCACCTCGGCCAGCTTCTCGTGCTGCTCGGGCAGCCACAGCGGCAGGCCCAGCTCGTGCCGGTCATGTGCCGTGGCGATGTCGTCCAGCTCCACCAGCGCCTTGCTGATGGCCTCCTCGTCGCCGGCCCAGTAGTTGGCATCGACCACCTGGCCGGCCTTCTTACCGCCAGCACGATACGGCCGCGCCTCGTCCTCGGAGGTCTCCAGCGGGCTGTCCAGGCTCTCATCGTCTTTCATCGTGTTTCTCCTTTTTCATCGTTTCCAGAATCTCAACCCGGGTAGGTGCACCGGGCATCCTTTCGATGGCGGCCAACATCACGTTGGCCAGGTCCTGCCTCGGGGCCGTCGACCTGACGAGCCTTATGCAATCGTCAAGTTTGGTCAGGTCATAGCGGCCGGAGGGCATGGGGGTCGAATCGCCCTGTCAGCGGTGCGTAGCGCGGGTGCGGGCAACGAACTTGGCCGATTCCTTCGCCCCGATGTGCGGCTGGTATTTGCCGGGCTTGGACATGGTGGCGACGATGGGAACGCGATCGCCTGGGCGATAGCCACCGCCGGTGGCCGACTTCTCACCAAGGCGCACAGGGCGGCTGATGTCTTTCCCTTGGGCGGGGCGGGAGCCGATTTGGTAGGTGGGCATGGGTGTTTCTCCTTTTCGGTGGTGGTGGGTTATGCGGTGGGCGCAGCGAACTGCACGCGCTGAACGGGGTCCTGGACGGCGACCTGCTGGGGTGTCACGGGGAGGCTTGGCTGCATGGAACCGCGCACGGAGTGGTCGATGAACGTCTCCGGCCGGCGCAGCCAGTTCGTGACGTTGCCGTCGACCTCTCGGTTGAACAGCAGGTCGCTGCGCTGGTGCAGGACGATGTCCTTCTGGATCAGCCGGTACACGCGCTCCCAGCGCTCGGTGCCGTACCAGACGCGGATGCCACGGCAGACGGTCAGCAGCCACTCCAGGCGCTTGAGCTCCAGGGTGATGCGCGCCCATGAGGTGGCCTCGGTGCCGAAGTGGTAGGTGCAGAACCAGCTGCTGCCGCCGTTGGAGGCGGTGGCCGCGCACGGGCAGCCGTAGGCGGAGCACATGCCGGGCGCGGCGGTCATGCTGGCCTCCCGTCAGGTGCGGACGGTTGGCGCTTCCGGCGGTCGATTTCGGCCTGGATCTTGTCGCGCAGTTGGGCGTAGCTCCAGCCCAAGGGGACGGCTATCCCCAGCTCCCGGGCCTTTGCATCGGTGGCCTGGTCGCTGGCCCGCCAGCTGTTGTCATGCTTCGGTGCGGGCGGGTTGAGCACCTGCGTCACGACGGGGTCGAGGTAGTTGGGCGAGATCGCCTCTGGCAAAGGCTTGTGGACGCGCGCGATGTCCACGCATTCGCGGAGGACCTGGTCGGTGACCTTCGGATTCGTTGCCCATTCGAGGGCCTTCGGATGGGCGGAGGTGAACGGGCGCACACCAAGCCCACGCAGGAGGACTGCAATCTGCACGGCGCGGTTAGCGGGAGGAGCGCTTTGTTGTTGCCCTTCGTCATCGTCGGGGTGCGGTGGCAAATCGGGCGCACCGGCCTCGGGAGATGACGATTTAGGGGTTATAGATTCTCCCTGTCCCTGTCCCTGTCCCTGTCCCTGTCCCTGTCCCTGTCCCTGTCCCTGTCCCTCTCTCTGTCTCTTGGAGACGTTGTCCCCATGGTTGTCCCGATTTTCTGGTGCGCTGTCCCCTACCCTGTCCGGTGGACACTGCCCCGTGTCCCCAAGACAAAGCTGATTGTCTCTAGGGACAGGCAGAGGTTGTCCTTGAGGACGTCCACTTGCAACCCACTCATCGAAATCAGGGACATACAGGTTGGTGTTGTGCCGCTGGTTGTGCTTCTTGATGCGAGCCACTTCTGACCGCCACCGCTGTTCCAGCTTCGATCTCCAGGCGTCCATAGCCTTTTCTGCCACGACGGGGTGATACAAGCGGCCGTCCGCGCACTTGACCCAGCCACGCAGGGCACCGTCACGAACGCGCTCCCACTCGGGATCGATGCGGCCACGGTTGGCGTAATGTGCCTGTTTGGCAATCCACTGCTCGTCGTCTGGAATAGATGCAGCCGGCACCTGATGCCACGATGCGCACCAGATCAGCACAGCGGCCCAGCAGGCCTCTGGGGTCTCATTGGACGCGAGTTCAGAGTCTCGAAGCCGGGAGACATCTAGGGGCATGAACGCGAAGTCCTGCAGTTCGCAGTCGGCCGGCGTGAGGGGTTGAGGGAGAGTTTCGTTGCTCAAGGGAATACCTCCAGCACCAAGAGCCTTCGGGTCTTGGTGATGCCGCAAAGGCGCCAGCCGGCCTGCTTGAAGCAGTAGCCGGGATTTGCACTGGCGACTTTGCGGGGATTGACGTAGGTGTAGAGGCGCTGGCCAGGCCAACGCTGCCAAGCCATCTGCATGGCGGCTTGAATGAGGAGACTGGAGAGCCCAGCGCCCTCGTTCCTGAAAATTGCGCAGTTCACGCCGACCTGATCGTCAGCGCTGATAAAGCGGCGCCAGGCGCACAGAGCGCGGGCGCATGGGGTGAGCAGCACCATCTTCTCGCCCGGGCCGACGAAGCGCGATTGGTCGCGGCCGTCCTTGTATCGGTACCGAGAGTAGTGGCGGTCGAACAGTGCTCTAGCTGTCGCATTGCCGTCGCGGACCTGCATCCAGGTCTCGCCAGTGGCCAGGAATGGTTGCTCAACCGGGATCATGCAGCACGCTCGATTTCATCGAAGTCGAACAGGGTCGGCATGCTGACCTCGCGCTCCATGGCGCGCAGGTAGTGGACCTGATCAAGGAAATAGGCCGGGTTCAACTCGGAGCCGCCAGCGCGCCGACTTGCCTTGATGGCGCGCACACCGACCGTGCCCAGGCCATGGAACGGGTCATAGACAAGGTCGCCGGGATTGCTGTAGCGCTCAATGAGCCGGTCCACGATGTCGAACTGCAGGGGGCAGATGTGTTTCTCGACCGCGCGGTTGGCCTGCTCGCCGTTGAGAGTCTTCATCCGCAGCACGTCGTGCCACACGTCAGGGTGATGGCTGCCGGGCGCGAGGCTCATGAAGGTGCTGGGCAGCGCCTGGCGCTCCAGCAGCTGCTCGCCCACGCGCACGTGGAAATCAAAGTCATAGACGTTCTCGAGGCTGTGCTCGGTGAACATCTTGGCGAGCTTCTCCGGGCCGTAGGCGGCCATCTCGTCGGCCGACAGCAGGCGGTTGCCACTGGAGCGCCAGAAGGCATGCGCATCGACCTGCCACCGGGCCAGGCTGTATTCGTCCTTCGATTTCTTCACCGGGACGTCGGCGTAGCCACGCGAGCGGTCGGACTGCGGCTTGTGGAAGAGCAGGACGTACTCGGGGGAGCCTACGCCCATCTTCGTGCCGTCCTTGCACATCTCGGTGTAGCCCAGGCGGTAGGTCTGGTTGTTCTCGCGCACCACGTCGGTGACCACGGTGATCATGCCCATGTAGTCGAAGCCATGCTTCAGGCCATGGAACAGGGCTTCCGCGTGGAACGGGCTGACGGTGGGGACACCCGCACCGGTGACGTTCCCGAAGTTGATGCGGTCCTTCACGTGGCAGCAGTAGATGCGACCGGGCTGCAGGATCCGGTGCAGCTCGGGCGTGAGGAAATCCATCTGGGCCCAGAAGTGGGCGTTGTCCTGGGTGTGGCCGAAGTCGTTGTAACTCGGGGTGTATTCGTAGTGGTTGGCGAAAGGGATGCTGGTGACGATCAGGCCGACCGAGTTGTCGGGCTGGAGCTTAGCCTCGGCCACGCAGTCATTGTTCGCCACCGCGAAGCGGTCGCCGCGCACCTCGATCCGCTCGACGCCGATGGAGCGGGACAGCGTCTCCTGCATGGCCAGCTGGCTCAGCCCGAATTTCCGGATAATTTCTGTCATCTTGTTGCCCATTTCGATGTGCTGGTCCCACTTGGCGCGCAGCGTGCGCAGGACCTCGCGCTCGGATTCCGTGTGCACGATGTCGATGCGCACGCGCTGGCGCTGGCCGAAGCGGTGGACCCGGTGAATTGACTGAATGAAATCGTTGAACTTGAAGCCGATCCCCGCGAAGATCTCGCGGTGGCAATGCCGCTGCAGGTTGCAGCCGGAGCCCGCGATGATCGGCTTAGTGGATAGCACGCGGCATTTCCCATCGCTGAAGTCACGAATACGCTCTTCGCGCACCTCCAAGTCCTGGGTGCCCCAGACGCTGACCGCTTCCGGGACGGCCTGCTGGATGGCATGGCGCTCGTCTTCCAGGTCGTGCCAGACGATGAAGTGATCTTCCGGATCCTGGGCGACCAGGTCGGCCACCAGGGCCACGCGCGCCGGCATGCTGTTGCGCTTCTCTTCGGCTGCAGCGGACAGGCCCATGGCCACGTCGGGGATGAGCAGGCCCTGCCCGTTCTTCTCGGTACCGGCCGCGCCGTAGTTGCTGGGCACCTCGTGGTACCGAACGTCCAGCTCGGGCAGCACGTAGCCCTCGTCGCTGTGGCCGAGATCGCTCGGGCGCTGGATGAACACCGCCCAGCTGGCCACCCACATCCAAAACTCTTCAGTCTTATGCGGGTACAGGGTCAGGTTCCCGGCCTTCTCCGCATCACGCTGGAAGAAGCGGGTCAGCGCCTGGCCGGTGTCCATGACACCCAGGTAGCCGGCGTAGTGGATCAATTCCTTGAACCGGTTGGGGCTGGGCGTGGCCGTGGCCACGAACTTGAATTCGACGGGCGCGAACGCCGGGAGGAATTCCTGATAGGTCTTGCTGCCGTAGCTGCGCAGCACGCTCGCCTCGTCCAGGCTGGTCGCCCGGAAGCGGGAGACATCAAGCTTGCCCTCGCGGATGCTCTCGTAATTGGTCAGGTAGACGGTGCGTTCGTCGCCGATCTCGGCGTCCGAGCGGATGAAGCGCAGGTCCATGGCGCAGTCGCCGGCGAAGCGCTCGGCGGCCTCGCGCACGAACTCCTGTCGCACGCCCAGCGGCATGCAGATCAGGCGCAGGCCGGGGCGATGGATACCGACCTGGCGCATGATCTCGAGCTGGGTTGCTGTCTTGTGCAGGCCGAAGCTGGCGAAAATGGCGCGCTGGCCGCCCAGTAAGGCCCATTTGACAATATCGCGAGTATGGGGACGGAGATTTGGATTCAGCTCACTATCCTCAATGGCAAAGCCAGCGAATGATGCAAGTCGAATTTTCTCGCGCAAAAAGTCTTCGTAATCTTTCATTTGGCAAGGGCCTTTTCAGGTGATGCCCCACGACGAAGACGAGCGTGTGCAGTCCAATATGGAATTTGCAATTCCTGGCACCAAAGCAGGAGCGGTTGGGTCCGTCCGGCGAGCGTGATAAGCCGGTTCCGGCGAGTGTTCAGGGCCTGTTCAGCACGAGTCGCCCACCGGCAGTTTTCCGGTGCATACCCTTCGTTGTTGCGGATGCGTTCGATAGTCCGGTCAGCGGGGGCTTCTCCCATATCAGCAAGAAATGCTGAAAAGTCCGACCAGCGCTCGCAGACGGTGATGCCGCGCGCGCCATAGTTCTTGAACGAACCATTTTTCGGATTGGTGCAGCGTTGGCGCATCAGATTCCAGATGGTCCAGGTTCGGCTGTGACGCATACCGTGCTTCTTCGCCTGAGCGCGTTTTTCGCGATTCAGGCAGCCACAGGACTGCACTCGTCCCTCGCGCAAATGAGAGCCCGTGACCACGCATTCAGCGCCACAATCGCAGCGACATAGCCACCCTCCACGCTGATGGACGATAGGAACCAGCCTGCCGTAACGGGCTGCATCCAAGGCTTTGACGGGCATCATGACGCGGCTCCCAGCAGATGCCGCATCGACCAGACCATGGGCGGCACGACGGGCCCGGCCAACTCCGCGGGTATCTCGAAGCGCGCGGCTTCGACGCGGATCACATGGCGCGTCTCATCGTTGATCGAGTAGCGGAAGGCGTTGTATTTGGTTCGGTCGACCTTCAGCGCTTCCTTTTTCACCAGGTGGTGAATGACGTTCTGGATGCCCTTCTCCGTGGACAGGCCCAGGCCTAGCACATGCTGCTGGACTTCGCCCAAGCGGCTGCCCGGATTCGCTTCCAGGAAGGCGACGATCTGTTCGCTGACGGCGGGATTGTGTTTCACAGCCGGATGTCCTTCTGCATGTCGGCCTCCAGGTACCGCGCGGCCAAGTACTTCAGGCCGGACAGCTCCTTCTGGCTGATGACGACGGAATCGGAGGCGGCGACCTGGAAGCCGATGGCGGCCAGCAGCAGGCAGAACTGGTCCAGACCGGATTTCAGGCGGCTGACCGTGCTCGGATCAACGTTCATGCAAGTCGCTGCATGCTCCTGCGTGACGTGTGCAAGGCGCGACAAGATGTCGGATTGAATTCGTGCACCGGTCTTGCGTGTAATTTCCGCAAGGTCCGGCGAGACTGGGTCTGCGGCGGTGCTCACGGTTGCACCTGTTCAGCTGTCGGCACCTGAGCGGCGGCAATTGCATCCTCAGCGGAACCGAAGATGGCCGGGTTCAGCTGGTATCGGGTAACGCGTTTCTCGAGGAAGTCCTCGATTTCGCGACAGCGCTCCGGCGGCGCAAAGCCCTGAGCGGCCCATTTCTGCACTGCTTGAGGCGTGACGCCTTTGCCGCCCTTGGCCTCCGCAATCTGGGATATGCCGTTGGCCAGTGCCGTTTGGCTACCGGCAAGGCGCACCGCCTTGGCAATGCCAGTTTCTTCGATGAGGTCCATGGTTGTAAGAGACGAGTTGATTACAACCATAAGTTACAACAACGAGCGAATTTCTACAACCAATATTTGCAGTGCAATTTACAACGGCTATTTGTAATCTCGCGAGAATGGAAAATATGAATGACCGCATACGCCAGGCACTGAATGCCAAGAACGGTGGCAACCAGTCCGAGATGGCCCGATTCGTCGGGGTCAGCCCGCAGGCCGTGCAAAAGTGGATCGCTGGCGCTTCCGAGCCGCGAGGGGACAATCTTCGCCTGACGGCGGAGTACCTGGGCGTGTCGGAAGTGTTTCTCCGCTACGGCGAGGCCGAGGCGCCCGCGTTGCCGAAGAACTACACCAGGGTTATCGAGCACGATCCAGACAACCCCGACTTTATAGAAATAAAAAAAGTGAAGTTGAAACTGTCTGCCGGCATCACCGGCTTCGAATCAATCGAGGTGCCGGACGAAGGCCGTCCGATCACTTTCCGAAAGGAATGGCTGCTTAAGAAGGGATACAGCGCCGCCAAGCTCATCGCCGTGGGGGTCAAGGGTGAGAGTATGGAACCAACCATGTCCGATGGGGATACGGTCGTCATCAACGTCGCGGACACCGTCCCGAAGGATGGTGAGGTCTATGCGATCAACTTTGATGGCGAAGACATCATCAAGCGCATGGTGCGCGACTTTGGTCGATGGTTCCTGGTTTCGGATAACCCGGACCAGAAGCGCTATCACCGGCACGAATGCACTCAGGCGACGTGCATTGTGATTGGTCGTGTCGTTCTATTGCAGAGAGAACACTTCTAACAAAACGCTCCCGTTGTGCCAAGAAAGGGCATCATGTCAAACATCAAGAGAACGCCTTCGACGTCCAGTTCATCAAATTCTGCCAATAAAGCAAAAGCGGAAAAGCCGCTCGCCTCCCAAAGAGGATCAATTCGACACCGATCGACTGACGGGTGTAGTATTGGAATGGACGGCAAAGAAATCATGCCTGTCTCAACGAAAGCCAGAACGCCTCCAAGGCCACCAAAAAAATGAGTGATAATCCGCAAACTGAAAAGACCGCCGAAGATTACCTTTGGGAAAAGCGTGATGAAATCCTCTGCAGGGCAGAGATTTCCTGCGTCTATCATCAGAAGCGGGAACGCTTTTTTGAACTTTTCGATAAATGCGGTAAGGCAATTGCGGTTATTGGCGGCTCGGCTGCACTCGCAAAATTAGCCGATCCAGTTGCCCTCACTCGTATTGCCCTGGCTATTACAGCTTCGTCTACTCTTTCCCTGGTGTTTTCATTCGCGGACCGCTCAAAGAAACATGCCGAGTTTGCGAAGAGCTACAAAGCTCTATTGGCTGACATTGCTCTTGCTGGGGAACGTGATTTTGTGGAGTCCGATCTTTCCAAGTGGGAATCCCGGCTCTTAACAATAGAGGGAGGTGAGCCGCCAGCTCTTACTGCCCTTGTCATCATCTGTGAAAATCAGCTCAAGATTGCGAGAAACGATAAGGCCTCGGTGGTAAAGATCCCTTTCTACAAACAGTTGCTAGCTCACTTCTGGGATTTCGACCGCCAGAGCATCGAAGTTAAAGCATAAGTCTCAACTTTTTCCGTAGTACAGAAGCCGCCGCCAGGCGGTTTTTTTTCGCCTCATCATCCAGACTACAACTTTTTTTCACAATTTCTACAACTTTGTGTTGCAGAACCAAATCGCTTGTTGTAACCTTTGGTTGTAGTCACTTACAACCGAATGCTGGAGCAAGCGATGCCCAACACCCCTACCCAACTTCATCCGATCCGCCCGGCCAACCTGAGGGATAGCGCCGGCCTGCTCGGAGATACCTACCAGCGCGACGGCCAGACCTTCCACCTGTGGGTGACCACCCAGCGTGATGGCTGGCGCGTCATCGGCTACAGCGTCGAAGCGGCCACGGTGCCGGGCGACGGCTTCGACCTCTTCCAGATCGCCAGCGATTCGTTCATTGCCGGTTGCCAGGCGCATGCCGACCGCTTCTTCCGCGCCCAGGCCGATGGCGACCGTACAGATGCCCTCGACATGACGCACCGCCAAGTCCAGGACTACGCCGATTTCGTTGCCGAGTACGGCATCGGGGCTTAGTGACGGCAATGCTCCTGCTGATTTTGATCGCTGCCATGTGCAGCACAACTGCTCCGCTGAAGCCTGACGCATATGCAGATGCCGCCGGCAGCGGGGCCGAACCGGCGAGGCCGGGCCAGCTGGATTACGGCTAGATGGTGGAGTTTCAAACAGGCCTGCATGCCTGGGTGTTCTCCGAAACAAAACACCGAATTTGATTCTGGCCAGCGCCCCGGTATCGCAGCGGCCCCTGCGAGTAGACCGCCCTGGCGTCGAGAAAGGCCAGGGCCAACATCAGAGCGGGAGCGCACAAGCAGGCGCACTGCTGGCCACAGTGGGAAGGCACCGGACTTTGTAAGCCGGCGAGCCACGAGGTAACAGACTTCCTCGCCCAGCCGGTACCCAATCCGGCCCGCTCTGATGTTGGCGCGAAACATTCCTTTGCCGTTGAAACATGCAGCGAAAGCCGAAGCGCCGGCCAGGTTGGTTGACCTGGCCGCCTATAACGAGGAGAAAACCATGAGCATCACGGCTCACACCGCTACACCTTATTCCCTTGGCACCGAGTATCCGAGCGCGGCCGTTCATGAGCTCATGACCGAAGGCGGGCGCTGGACCGAGGTCAATGCAAAGGATCATTCCGCCTTTGCCTTCATCGTCACTGGCATGACCGATGGCGATGGCAACGACGTGGCGCAGGCCACCGCTGAATTCATTGTCCGCGCTTGCAATGCTCATGACCACCTGGTGGAATTGCTCCGGCTGGCCATCGAAACCATCGAGGCGCACCAGGCTTTCTGGTCCTTTTCAGACCTCGACTCGATGAAGGCCACCTTGGCCAAGGCAGGTGCGCAATGAGCTCCCACCGCCAAGCCCTCGAACAGATCATGCGCCAGTGTGCGCAGTCGCGCACTTACACCCGCCGCGTCCAGGTCATCAACGAGATCGCGATGAAGGCCCTGGGCATGACCTATGGCCAGCGGCACGAACAGCACCTGTCGATTATGAACCGCATCGGCGACGAGCCGGCCAAGCAGGCCTATCTGGCCCGCCGGGCGCGCGCGGCCGAGAAGGCTGCGGCCAACGCCGACATCGATGCGGACGGAGCTGCAGCATGAACTTCCCCGCCCTCTTCTTCCTGGTCTTGATGCCGGTGATCGCTACCGCCGGCCTTCCTCGCACAGCAACCGTGGCCCTCATGGCGCTGTGCGCCGTGCTGGCCGCTTTCTCTGGAGCCATAGCATGAGCCATCTGCATTTGATCGACTGGCGCGCCGGCGTCGATACCGCCAAGAAGCCGCGCCCGACTGTCTCCCGCCTGCGCCGGCGCGTGGTGCGCGTGGCGAAGCGCTGCGCCACCTGGGCGCTGTACGGCGCCTCGTTCGTGGCCGGCGCCATCATCATGCTGATCTTGCTTCAGGAGGCCCTGCGCGCGCCGCTGACCACCATGCCCACGGAGGCAACTGTCGTGGCCCCTGCAGCCAAGTCTGGGAGCGGTGTGTGATGGCCACCGACAAGACTGGCGGACCGGCCTTCCCGGGCGGCGTGGCCATTGGCCCGAGTGGCGAAGTCATTCCAGCCATATTGCACGGGATCCCCGAGGGGATGAGCCTGCGCGACTACTTTGCCGCGTATGCGCCGATCGACCTGGCCTGGGCGAACGAGATTTTCTTCCGTCGCATGGGACGTAACGCCGCTTGGCAGGAGTCGCTGGAGCAGCTGGTAGAGCTGCGCGGCGCGTACGCCGACAAGATGCTGAAGGAGCGTGCGCAATGAGCGAGTCTCCGATCACAGAAGCGGTGTTCCGCAGGAAGGCCAAGACGTTCAAGGCCTTCTTGGCATCGCACGGCGCGGAACTGCTCACGCCCACCAATGAGTACGAGCTGCTGCGCTTCTCGGCCAATGGATCCGTGCAGATCGTCTACCGGAACGCCAAGGGCCAGATCACCTTTGTGGGTAGCGACTCCCGCTTGGCGTTCGACGCCTTCACGTCCGGGACCGCCTGGCGCGGCAATGCCCGTTCACCGAAGAAGAAAAAGAGCCCGCCGCGTCTGGCCGCGATCCGCGAGCGCGATGGCGGAGCCTGCTTCTTCTGTCTGGAGCCCGTGGCCGTCGAGGAAGAATCGGAAGAGCACCTGGTGCCGGCCACCCACGGCGGACCGAACCATATCAGCAACCTTTTCCTTGCGCACAAGCTGTGCAACGCGGAAGCCGGCTACCTGTCGGCGCCCGAGAAGATCGCGCTGCATGTGAAGGCCGTGCTGCGGAGGGCCTCCTGATGGCTGCGAAGGCTACCTACAAATGCAGGACCTGCGGCAAGCCCTTCGAAGCCCGCGTGGCAGACCGGAAACGCGGCTGGGCTCGGTTCTGCAGCAAGAGCTGCAAGGCCATCAAGCAAGAGCAGCGGACCGGCCAACACCGTGCGCATCAAGGCTATATCGCGCACCGTGAGCGCGAAGACCTCAATGGCCCGACCTTCGTCGGCTGCGCCTTGAGCATCGAGGACCACGACCCCAATAAGGGAGATTTCTGATGAAGCGCTCCACCGCCCTCACCTATGCCGGCGCCGCATTGATGATCGGCGTGATCCTGCTGATGACCGACTCCGACCGGCGCGCCGAGGAAGCTGGCCTGCTCCAGTTGAACCAGCGCCTGGTGCACAAATTCCCGGCCGCCGAGCTGGCGCAGCTGGCCACGCCGGTGCAGGGAGACGAGCCATGAGCGAGATCCGCGTCCGCGCCTCCTCCTGGGGCTCCCTCTTTGATTGCGCCCACCGCTGGGAAGGCGAACACATCCTGGGCATGCGCAAGCCGAGTGGGTTCCGCGCACAGCTGGGCACGGCCGTCCATGCCGGCACCGCCGCGTACGACCAGGCCAACCTGGACGGCGCGCCCATAAGCATCGATGACGCGGCCGGTGTGTTCGTAGAGAAGCTGCATAACCCTGAGCAGGAAATCGACTACAGCCAGGATGACCTGAAGCCGCGCGAGGGCGAAGCCATCGGCCTGAAGCTGCTGGCCCGCTACTGCTCGCAGATCGCACCGCACATGGACTACCAGTCCGTCGAAATGGCACTGGAGCCGCTGGTGATTGATTGCGGCAACGGGATCCTGGTGCGCCTGACCGGCACCATGGACCGGGCCCGGGTGGCGCGCGTGGATGGCCGCAAGATCATCCCCGACATCAAGACCGGTGCCCGGGTAATTGCGAACGGCGAGGTGAACACCCAAGGCCGTGCCGCCCAGCTCGGCGCCTACCAGCTCATGTCCGAGAACACCGACGGCGAACCTACCGACGGCGCCCAGATCATCGCGCTGCAAACGACGGCCTCGGCCAATGTCGGCGTGTCACGCATCTTCGATGCCAAGCGGGTCATGGTCGGCACCGAAACCCAGAAGGGCCTGATCGAGTATGCCGCCGTGATGTTCCAGACCGGCCTTTTTTATCCCAACCCGCAGTCCCAGCTGTGCAGCCCCAAGTACTGCGCGCGCTGGAACACGTGCATGTACCACGAATGACCCACCTTCAATCTGGAGAGATCATGTCCCAACAGCAGCAAACCACCACCCTGCAGGAAATTAAGAGCCCATCGCCGCGTGAACAGAGCATGCCGGCAGTGACCATGGGCTTCGGCAGCCTGCAGTCCTTCGAGCTCATGCAGCGTGCGGCACGACTCCTTTCCTCATCCACCCTGGTGCCGGCGGCTTACCGGCAATGGGACGAAAAGAAGGGAGAAAATCCCAATGCCCTGGCCAACTGCGTGGTGTCACTGAATATGGCCCAGCGCATGGGCGCTGACCCTCTGATGGTCATGCAGAACCTGTACATCGTCGAGGGCCGTCCTTCTTGGTCTTCACAGTGGATCATCGCCGCCATCAACGGCTGCGGCCGCTTCTCTCCGTTGCGCTTCGACCTCAAGGACCTTGGGCCGAAAGAAGTCGAGTACGAGACTACCAAATGGGTGAACCGTGAGCGCGTGACCACCAAGCACAAGGTGACTGTCCCTAACCTGGAATGCATCGCCTGGGCAATCGAGCGCGAGACGGGCGCACGTATCGACAGCCCGCGTGTCTCGATCGAAATGGCGGTCAAGGAAGGCTGGTACGGCAAGAGCGGATCCAAGTGGCAGACCATGCCAGAGGTGATGCTTCGCTACCGGACCGCTAGTTTCTTCGGAAAGCTCTATGCCCCCGAGCTGTTGATGGGCCTGCAGACCGTTGAGGAGGCTGCAGACATCATCGATATCGAAATGCCCGAAGCGCAGTCGCGTCCGGCCGCAGACATCAACCATTTGCGCACACCTTCGCAGGGCAGTGCTGCAGCACCCTCTCACGCCGAAGACGAAGAAGACGACAACCCGAACTCCCCCGCAAGTCCCCAGCAGGAAACTGGGGCAGCCCAAACCGGCACGGCAGCCGGGCCTGCTGGTGAGACCAGCCAGCAGGCAGCCCAGGGCCAGCAGAAGGATGGCGGCGGCCAGGACCAAGGGCTGTCCTATGCCAAGGTGCGCGACTCTCTCGAAAAGGCGACCGATTCGGATGTCCTGGACGTTGCCGCAGACCTGATCGGCGATGTGCCCGACCCTGCCCAGCAGGAAGAACTGCGCGCCTTCTACCGCGAGCGCAAGGAAGCCTTCGCCACTCAGCCGGTTGCCGCCGGCACCACCACCCGCCGCGCCAAGCCGCAGCAGACCTACACCGCCGAATAAGGATGATCGCCACCATGCGCACTGCTCTCTTCTACGATACCGAGACCACCGGCCTGCCCCTCTTCAAGGAACCGTCCGAGGACCCGCGCCAGCCCCATATCTTCCAACTGGCCGCCGACCTGGTCGACCTCGATACCCGCCGCACGGTGGCCAGCATGAGCCAGCTGATCAAGCCGGCCGGCTGGGTCATCCCTCCTGACGTCGAGGCCCTGACCGGTGTCAGCACCGAGCGTGCCGCCATGTTCGGCCTGGACGCCAAAGTGGTGCTGGATATGTTCTTCAGCATGTGGGCAATGGCCACGCACGGCCGCATCGCCCACAACGAGCAGTTTGACGCTCGCCTGGTGCGCATCGCCTGCATGCGCCACCGTGATGCCGCCTTCGCCGACCACTGGAAGGCTGGCCCTGCTTTCTGCACCTGCACCTCGTCCACCAACATCGTGAACCTGCCGCCCTCCCCGGCCATGGTAAAGGCGGGCCGCAACAACCCCAAGCAGCCAAAGCTCTCCGAGGCCTATGAATTCTTCACCGGCCAGCCGCTGCAGAACGCGCACGATGCTGGTGCCGATGTGGCCGCCTGCCGCGTCATCTTCTTCGCGCTGCAGGACCGCAACACCCAGGCCGCCCCCTGATCGCCCACCACCACCCTGCAACTACGGAGAAACGAATGTTCCAGATTGAAAACAAGATGGTGAAGATCACCGGCCTGAATTTCCGCAACGAGACCGACGAGAAAGGCGAAGAGCATGGCGCCGTCGATATCGGTGTCTCGGCGCCGATGGAAAACGATGTGCTCGACCACTTCCACGAAGAGCTGCGCCCGGCCTTCTACAAGGGCGATGGCCAGACCGACATGGTCAGCGGCGAACGCCTGACAGTCCTGCGCCTGCCCATGCCTCGCTTCCCCTGGAAGGGCACGCTGGAGGATTACACCTTCGTCGCCCACACCGGCACCGGCGGCCCGTCCGAGATCAAGCTTACCGAGGCCGACATCAACAAGGTGCACTTCCTGATGAAGGATAAGGCAGCGGTGGACATGGAATACATCGTGCGCGCCCGCGCCACACCGGAAGACATCGCCAAGCTGAGCACCCTGCTGAACAAGGAGGTGCACATCAGCCTGATCCCGCCAGCGGAGAAGAAGACTTTCGAGGAACAGCAGGTCAAGAAAAAACGCCGGCAGAACCTGGAAGACCACTTCAGCGGCAGCCAGCCCGCTCAAGACCCGGACGACGATGACCAGACCGGCAACCTGCAGCTGGACGGTCACGATGGTGACGGCGGCCAGGATCCGGACTTCCGCGAAGTCAATCCGCCGGAATCCACTGGCCAGGGCCAGTACCAAGTCGAATAACCAGCAGGACGGCCGCCCAGTGCGGCCCGCCTCGACAACAACAAGGAAGCACTACGATGAAAATCACCACTCTGCAAGTCGATAACGTGCTGGGCGCACGCTCGGTCGAAATCAAGCTGCACACCCCCGTCGCCCTGATCGCCGGCCGTAATGGCTCGGGCAAGTCCAGCGTGCAGGAAGCGGTACGCATGGCCATCAGCGGCGAAGTCGTGCGTGCCAAGCTGAAGAAGGAATATCCGGCGTTGGTATATTCCGGTTCCAAGGCCGGCGGCGTGCTGGTCGGCCTGGATGATGGCCGCAGCTACGCATTCAACCTGCCCAAGGGCGCGTCCCAGGTCTCGGATGGACTGCCCACTGGCGCGGCTATCGGCGTGGCCCTGAACGGCCAGCGCTTCGCCGCCATGAAGGATGACGAACGCCGCGCGTTCCTCTTCGCTATCAGCGGTACCAAACTGTCGCCCGAGGAAATCAAGAAGCGCCTGCTCGCGCGCAACCTCGATCCGCAGATGGTGAATACGGTCATTCCAGTCCTGCGCACCGGCTTCCCGGCCGGCAAGGACTTCGCGGCTGAAGGGGCGAAGAAGAAGAAAGGTGCCTGGCAGCAGATCACCGGCGCGCACTGGGGCGGCGTGGCCAGCGATGGCTGGGCAGCTAAGAAGCCGACGGTGCCGGCAGTGGAACACACCGCCGAGGACGTGGCCAAGGTGCGCCAGGAAATCGACAAGATCAATGGACAGATCGGCGAGGCCCGCGCGAAGCACAATGCCCAGGCGCAGGCCAAGCAGCGCCGCATCGAGCTGCGCGAACTCTCCAAGAAGGCCCCCGACATCAGCGGCAACCTGAAGCGTGCAGAAGAGGAGCTGGCCAAGTACGAGCCGGAGGTCGTGGCCATGCGCACCCGCGCCGTTGGCGGCCGCCCGCTGGGCCTGGTACATGACCTGGCCTATGCGCTGGATGGCATGGTCGAGAAATTCCCCTACAAGGCCAGCGGCGAGGACGATGATATCTACCGCCCTGCCCTGGCTGCTCTGGATGCCTACGAGGCCGCTCATGGACCGATCAAGCCGGTCGGCGAAGTCGACATCGATGCCAAGAACTCACTTCCTGAGTACGAACGTGGCCTGGAGGTGCTGCAGAACCGCGTCAAGAACCTGAGGCGGGATTTCGATGCTGCCACCGGTGCCGACCAGCGCCTGGCCGAGCTGGAAGCGCAGACGGATTTCGACATCGACCATTCGGCTGGTATCAAGGCCCTGGAGGACGATCTTGCCGAACTGCGGGCTGGCCTGACCGAAATGACCGCAGCGATCGAGGCGGCCGCTGCCGCCCAGCGTGCCTTGGACGCCGCCGACACCCTGACCGCCCAGGCCACCAAGGTGCACGAAGAGGTCAAGGCGTGGCTGGCCGTGGCCGATGCCTGCGCACCCGACGGCATCCCCGGCGAGCTGCTGGCCGAAGCACTGAAGCCGATCAACAGCGCCCTCACCGCCTCGGCGGCCTTCAGCGGCTGGGCATCCGTCTACATTGATGCCGATATGGCGATCACCGCCGGCGGCCGCGCCTATGCCCTGCTCTCGGAGTCCGAGCAATGGCGCACCGATGCCATGATCGCCCAGGCTGTCGCCCAGGTGACCGGCCTGCGCATCCTGATGCTGGACCGCTTCGATGTGCTGGACCTGCCGGGCCGCTCGGATGCTATCAACTGGCTCCATGCTCTGGCCGAGGAAGGCCACATCGAAACTGCGTTGGTGTTCGGCACGCTCAAGCAGTTGCCCGCCCAGCTCCCACCTACTTTCACCTCGTACTGGATCGCCAATGGGGTGATCGAGGCGCTGCGGGAGGCTGCATGAGCCCGACGCTAATCAGCTTTCGCCGTATCGGGGTCTACGAGATCAGCATTTATCCCGGCAATTGCCTTACGGCAGACCCGCTCTGCACGACGCAGAGATATCTTACAAGCAGCAAGGTTTCGCTGCGTTCCGAAGAGGTAGGCAATCGGATTGAGACCGGGAGGTGCGGCTCCCCAGTAGATCTTTCGTGCATCGGTACTCACCATTTCGATTCGTTGAGCAGTAGCCGCAAGATGCCCGGCGCACTGCTCCGGGAGGATAACAATGCCCTTGAGTTCCTCAACCGTGATTTTCGGGCACTCAGCCAATGCCTTATGCACTCGACCTGCAAAGTCGAGGAAGTGCGTCGCCGCATGGGTCTGCGGATCCGCATTCTCCCTAATCTCCTCCAGCGCGGCTTCAATCGACTGGTCGACGCCCTTTATTGCATTTTGGATCGCAACTATGCGCTCCAAAATGCCTGCAGCCAACACTACGGCCGTATCCCATTGCTCTCTGCTGCGATCACGACTTTCCTTCGTCGCCAAGAAGATAGTGCCGCCGAACGCCAGCGCAGTGAAGATGGCGCCGAACCATGTCCCCCAGTCGGAAGACGTGAGATTGCTCCAGCAATAGGCGTGATAGCCGCCGTAGCCACCCGCGACCACCAGGGCAATGGCTGCGTACTTGTTGTACCACTCGTCCCACCATTCACGCATAAGACCCCCTCATTTTTTGGAGCGATCGTAGCATGAAGCGCGACACCTTCACCGGCATCAAAGACGACGTGCGCGAGATCCGCCACTTCCACCTGTTCGGCGCCATCGGCGGCGGCGCACGTGGCTTCAGCCGGGCCTGCGCCCGCGTGGGCAACATGGTAGCCAAGTTCCGCTGCATCGGCAGCGTGGACGTGGACGCCGCTGCGAACCGCGATTTCGGCCGCCTGGTGGGCGTGCCGGCCACGACCCTGGACCTGTTCGACCTGGACCAGTACCTTGCCTTCCACGGTCACATGCCGCCGCCTGGTTGGCGTGAGGCCCTCCCCGCCGACATCCGCCGCGCTGCCAGCGGCGAGCGCCCGCATATCGTGTTTCTCTCTGCACCGTGCAAGGGCTTCTCCGGCCTGCTGGCCGAGGGCAAGAGCAAGACCGACAAATACCAAGCACTCAACCGCCTGACCCTGCGCGGCGTCTGGCTTATGCTGGAGGCCTGGGCCGACGATCCCCCGGAGCTGATCATCTTCGAGAACGTGCCGCGCATCGCCACGCGCGGTCGCCATCTGCTGGACCAGATCGTTGCGCTGCTGCGCCAGTATGGCTATGCGACCGCCGAGACCACTCACGACTGCGGCGAGATCGGCGGCCTGGCCCAGAGCCGCAAGCGCTTCCTGCTGGTCGGCCGCCACATGGCCAAGGTGCCGAACTTCCTCTACGAACCGCCGAAGCGCAGCCTGCTGGCGGTGGGCGATATCTTGGGCCGGATGCCGCTCCCGGGTGATCCGGCCGGCGGCCCGATGCACCGTATCCCGTCGCTGCAGTGGAAGACTTGGGTCCGCCTGGCGTTCGTGGAGGCTGGCAAGGACTGGCGCAGCCTCAACCGCCTAGCGATCGAGGACGGCCACCTGCGCGATTACCTGATCGTGCCGGAGAACCGCAACGGCGGCTTCCTGGGCGTCGATGACTGGCAAGAGCCTCGCGGCACCGTGACCGGCCGCAGCCTGCCGAACAATGGTTCCTTCGCGGTGGCAGATCCGCGCCAGGAACTCTACTCGGCCGGATACGGAGTCAATGCATGGACCGATACCTCGGGCGCCGTGGCCGGAGAGTCCCTGCCATCAAACGGGCGCTTCGCAGTGGCTGATCCCCGCGCTGCGGCGGGTGCCGCCGAATATCAGCAGTATGGCGTGCTGGACTGGCGCGAATCGTCTGGCGCGGTGATCGGTGTCAAGTCGCCTGGACAGGGCACCTTCTCAGTGGCAGACCCGCGCGCTGGCGCGATCGAGAGTACGCACAAGAACGTCTACCGGGTGGTGGAATGGGATCGTGCTGCCGGTACCGTCACATCCGGACACGGCCCAAGCTCTGGCGGCCAGGCCGTGGCGGATCCTCGGCGCGCTGGTGAGTCGTTCGGAAAGTATGGCGTCACGCCTTGGCAGGATCCAGCGGGCACAGTGATCAGCGGCAGCACCACGGGCCAAGGAGCCTTTGCGGTCGCCGATCCGCGTGCTGCACGCGAGGGAAAGTTGTTCAGCAAGTATCCCGTGGCGCAGTGGGATGGCGCGAGCGGCACCGTGATCGGCGGCGATGACACCGGCGCGTACGCTGTTGCCGACCCGCGCCCGGCCGGCATTCCCCAGAAGGGCGACCACTACTTGACCGGTGGCCACTATGGCGTGCTGCCCATGGATGCGCACTCTGGCGCCGTCGCCTCGGCGGCCAGCTACGACAACGGCCGCTGGTCGGTCGCCGATCCGCGCATGCCGGCGGCGGCCGACAAGCTAGTCTGCGTCATCCGTGCGCCGGACGGCACCTGGCACCGCCCCTTCACGACCTTGGAGCTGGCCGCACTGCAGTCGCTGGTAGATCCGGAAGAGATGCTGGAGCTGGACGGCCTGTCGGATCAAGCCTGGCGCGAGCGCATCGGCAATGCCGTGCCGCCAGCTGCCGCCGAGGTCATCGCCTCCGAGATGGGGCGCACTCTCCTGCTGGCCTGGTCCGGCGAGACGTTCCAGCTCAGCGCGGCGCCGATCTGGGTTCGGCCGGTGGCCGTAGCGCTGAGCGTGACACAGGGAGCGGCAGAATGTTACTGAGGATCCTCGATGAGGAATCGCCTCCTGAGCTCTTCGATTTTAGGGCGGATAGCGTCGTAACAAGCTGGTGCATCGTCCGCGCCTCCGATATGAGACACATCCCAGTTGGCTCCGCGTTCGTTTTCTGGCTCATGCCAATGCACGCCATCGATGGACGCTCCTCCGCAGCTCGGCTCTGCTACGGCAATCAGATTAACGAGAGATTGCAGATAGCCCTCCGACACAACGTAACGCCCTTCTACTTGCTGCGCGGATTGAAGGCGTACCAGATCCTGATTTGCCTCTTCGGCACTGGGGAATTCAACAACAGAGTGACCAAAAGAACGCCTTGTATCCACCATATCGCCGGTCAAGAACGTCCAAATCCAACGCCCGTTTTCGAGTTGAACTACCTGATATTGCCCCATTCTTGCGCTCCCGGATGTTATTTAATTAACTAATCCTACCATGACCACCGCCTACCCTCTTCATTGGCCTGACACCATCCCTCGGGCTCGTCACCGCGAAGCCGGCAGCTTCAAGACTTCGTTGGCCGGCGCCCTGAAGAACGTGCAGGACAGCCTCCGCAAGTTCGGTACCGACAGCGGCAAGCCGCTGGCCAACGTGGTGCTCTCCTCGAACTGCTCGCTGGGCGTCGAGAAACCGCAGGATCCTGGCGTCGCCGCCTGGTTCACTTGGGACGGTGAGCAGTTTTGCATCCCGGTGGACCGGTACCTGACGCCGGCAGCCAACCTGCAGGCCATCCACCACATCCTGGAAGCGCGCCGCGTCGAGCTTCGGCACGGGACTCTCGCCTTGGTACGCGCCACCTTCAGTGGCTTCCGTGCGCTGCCGGCGCCAGCCGGACAGAAGAAGCGCACATGGCGTGAGGTGATGAACTTCGGCGAGGAGCATCCGCCGCTGACCATGCCCCAAGTGAAGGAACGCTACCGGCAGCTGGCCAGCGCCAGGCATCCCGACAAGAACGGTGGCAGCCACGAACGTATGACCGAATTGAACAACGCACTCACCGAAGCAGAAAAGGAACTGAAGCCATGACCTTCGAAATCATCGACAGCACCGGAAAACCCATCAAAGCCTGGACGCGTGGCGTGCAGGTAGAAGACGCAGCCAAGCAGCAGCTGCGCAACCTGGCCAGCCTGCCCTTCATCCATAAGCACGTGGCCGCGATGCCCGATGTGCACTGGGGCATGGGCGCCACCGTGGGCAGCGTGATCGCCACCAAGGGCGCCGTCATCCCGGCCGCTGTCGGCGTGGACATCGGCTGCGGGATGGCCGCGCAGCGCACCACGCTCGTGGCCTCGGACCTCCCGGACAACTTGGGCCCGCTGCGCAGCGCGATCGAGGCAGCAATTCCCCATGGCCGGACCAACAACGGTGGCCCGGGTGATCGCGGCGCCTGGGGCGAGTCGCCCTACGGCGCGTCGGAAGCGCTGCGCCGGCAAATGGACTTCCTGCCGGTCCTGGCCCACAAGCATCCGAAGCTGTCGCGGCCGGCCGAGCGCGCAGTCACGCACGCCGGCACCCTAGGCACCGGTAACCACTTTGTGGAGCTGTGCCTGGATGAGCAGCAGCGCGTCTGGATCATGCTGCATTCCGGTTCCCGTGGCATCGGCAATGCTATCGGAAGCTACTTCATCGAGGCCGCCAAGCGCGATATGCAGCGCTGGTTCATCAACCTGCCCGACCAGGACCTGGCCTACATCCCGCAAGGCTCCAACCTCTTCGATGACTATTTCGAGGCCGTCGGCTGGGCCCAGGGCTTTGCCCGGATCAATCGCGAGCTGATGATGCAGGCGGCGCTGGTGGCCCTGCACCAGGCGATACCGAAGCCCTTCACGTGCGACTGCGAGGCAGTGAACTGCCACCACAACTATGTTTCGTGGGAACGCCACTTCGGCGAAAACGTGATGGTCACGCGCAAGGGTGCGGTCGACGCCCACGAAGGGCGACTCGGGATCATTCCCGGCAGTATGGGTGCCAAGTCGTTCATCGTGCGCGGGAAGGGCGAGCGCGAGGCCTTCTGCTCCTGCTCACACGGTGCAGGGCGCAAGATGTCGCGCAACGAAGCGCGCAAGCAGTTCACGATCGAGGATCACATCGCGGCCACGGCCGGCGTCGAATGCCGCAAGGATGCTGAGGTGCTGGACGAGACCCCGGCTGCCTATAAGGATATCGATGCGGTGATGGCCGCTCAATCTGATCTGGTTGAGGTGGTGCATACCCTCAAGCAGGTCCTGTGCGTGAAGGGATGATCATGAACTTGGAAAAGATCGACCACCTGATCGCCAGCTGCGAGAACGGCGTTGCCCCTGTCACGCGCGAGGACCTGGTTGCACTGCGCGTGGTGCTGGTGCAGCAGCAAGCAGAGACCGCGCGGCTGGACGTGCTGGCGAGCCACCCGCGTCTCGCCGAGATCGTCATCGATGGTGAGAGCAAGGACTGCGTGATGTATGCGGTATCAGGCGTCCCGGGCATGAAGCTGCGCGAGATTCTTGACGCCATGCGCCCGCAGAAAGGTGGTGCTGCATGAACGCCGACCTGATCCAAGCCGCCCTGAAGGAGATCCTGGCCGAGAAGCAAGACCACGTTGCCGGCTCAATCGCGCACCAGCGTATGGAGCGTGCAGAGGCCGCGCTGCTCGCCCTAGCAGAGCGCGCACTGGAGCCGCAAGGGCAGGCGCTGCCGGAGTTGCCGTCGTTCGAAGATGATGACGCTGGGCGCAAAGCTTTTGTACTTGGATATAACGCTGCCATCCGCGCCTCCCAGCTCGCGCTACCAGCAGGGCCGGTGCCTGAGGGCTTCGTCTTGGTGCCGATGCACTTGAACGCGGAAATGCGCGAAGTTCTGAGCGAAGAAGATTGGACTTGGGAAGATTTGCTGGTGGCCGCGAACGCCGTAACTGAAGAACAGTACTACGCCATTCAGAACGGTGATGACTCCTCGCCAGCGGTGGCGCAGCCGGTGGCGGATGAGCATGCCAAGTTTGAGCGCGAGTTCTCGCACTTGAACCTGCAAAACGGCCTTGAAGAAGGAATCGCCGCCTATATCGATCCAAAGACACAAGGTGCATGGGAAGGATGGCAAGCCCGCGCCGCACTCTGCCCGTCGGTGGAGGATCAGGAGCAATGATGACCCATGAACAACTTCGCGCACATATCGAACGTGCCCGCATCATGAGATTCTGGGGCACTGAGTACGAAATAACGCCCCTTCTAATTGATGAGATCTTTGGAGATGGACTCAAGCTTCTTGCGGTAACGCCGCTTTTCACCCGACCAAACTTCTATGTTGTACGGGTGGACTCTGCTCTAGAGGATGCGGCAGATCTGTTCAACGATGATGAGGAGCGCTTAATCCAGGCCATCGAAGAAATGTTTGGCAATGCTGAAGACGAGGATGGCGAGGATTCGAAGGTACGAGATTGGCCTGCGTGGCATGACGGTGGATATAGCTATGGCTTCCTCATTGACCAGCCTCTTATGGCTGCACCCGCCGCACTCTGCCAGCCAGCAGAAGAAGGAGACAAGGCATGAGCGCGATCATCTCGGACTGCGGAACCTACCGCTACATGCTGGAGCGTAAGGCTGACGACGCTTTCGCCACGCGTGGACCTGCGTTGTTCATCATGCTGAACCCCAGCACTGCGGATGCGGCGGAGGACGATCCGACCATCCGGCGCTGCCGCAACTTCGCCAGGTCCTGGAGCTGCAGCGGCATCGTGGTGGTCAATCTCTACGCCCTGCGAGCCACCGACCCGCGCGCGCTCTGGCAGCACTCGGATCCCGTCGGCCCGGAGAACGACTGGCACCTGCAGCGCGCGGCGATCGAGCATGACCTGGTGGTGTGCGCCTGGGGTGCCAATGCCCACCCCGATCGTGTGGTTGCGGTGCGCGAGATCTTCGGCAAGCGCAGCGCTCGACTGATGTGCCTGGGCGTCACGGTAGTCGCCGGCGCGCCGCGTCACCCTTTGTACGTGTCCAGCGCACAGCCGCTGGTGGAGTGGAAACCATGAGCGAACAGAACGTCGTCAGCTTCCCGGGCGTGCCGCAGGAAGTGCCCGAGCAGACCATCACGCTGGAAAAGCAGCCATTCAACATGTGCCAGCATGCGAAGATCTCTTTGGACTCGCATGGCAGACTGGTCAACTGCGTACAGTGCGGAGCCGTCTTGGACCCGTTCCAGTACCTGGCTACCAATGCCGTGGTGCTGCAGCGCGCCTGGTCCGATCATGCCAGCGTCAAGCGTACCCTGGCCGAGATGAACGAGCGGGTGGCAGCCCTCAAGAAGGAAGAGCAGCGCCTGAAGGTCTCGGTGCGCCGCCTGAAAGAAAAGCAACCGGTAATCGACACTCGCGGAAAGGGAATCCTATGAGCCACAATATCCTGAAAACCAAGGACGTCCTGAAGAAGACGGCCATCGGGCGCACCACCCTGCACCGCAAGGTCAAGGAAGGCAGCTTCCCAGCCCCTATCGAGTTGGGTCCGCACTCGGTCGGCTGGGTCGAGAGCGAGGTCGACGAATGGATCAAAGAACGCATGAACTCGCGGGCCGCGAATTCTGATGGTGAATCTGTTGGTGAATCTGGATTCGAAAACCACAAGACTGCCGCCTGAAGCGGGTTACGGACCGATATATTGCTCCCTCCGTCTCCGCCAAAGCTTCAAATGAAAAACGGGTCCTGATGGACCCGTTTTTCATTTGTCCTTCCAATATTCCAATATATTCCGCACTCCAAATTTATGCGGCTGCACGAGAGCAATCCAAGGCATGGTGCCTGACCGCCTATCCCGCAGCGCCGCCAGCAGAGCAAAACCTTACTGGATCACCCCACACGCCAACCGCACGCCTCCGCCACCCAGCGCAGCCGGATAATCCGAGTGATTATCCCCGCCCACGTGCACCATCAGCGCATGTCCCCGCACTTCAGCCAGCGTCTTCAGGCGCGGTGCCAGCACCGGGTAGTCGGCCTTGCCATCCGCACTCACGTAAAGGGCAGGCAGGTCTCCCAGATGCCCCTCGCCGTAGGGTCCTTCATGCTTGCCCGTCTTCTGTGGATCCCAATGGCCGCCAGCTGCCAGGGCAGGCTCCATCTTCCCATCCTTCTCCAGTGGCGCGCAGGAAGCGTTCTGGTGTACGTGGAAGCCGTGCACACCGGCGGGCAAGCCCGTCAATGCCGGCTGGAACACCAGTCCATACGGCGTCTCGCTGATGGTCACCTCGCCCGCCGCAGCCACCACTCCCTGGCCATTGACCAGGTTCAGCGGCACCTTGATGGGCGCCTCCGCCGCCATGGCCAGCGATGCTGCAGAGGTGCAGGCCAGCAGGGCCAGCTGTGCAATACGTCGTTTCATGATCGTTCTCCTTCGTTGGTTGTATGGTGAAGAATATGCATTGACACGGCAGCCCGCCAAAAATCAGTGAAATCCGTGATGAAATCTGGACAACATTCTCCAGTCGGACCGAAATACTTCGAGAGAATGCCCGAAAGTCTCAGATTTCTCACAAGGCGGGCTCCAGCATAGGGCCGCATCCAGCGCAGGACAACACGGAAATCGGGGAGAAAACGCAGGAGACCGGCAGCGCGAAGGCGCTCACCGGCCGGTGGCCTCATTGCTCGGGCAGACCTGCCGCAGGCAGGGCGGACGAAGCCGCCTGCTGCATCACGTTGAGCTTGCGCCCCTCCAGCAGCATGGCATGGAAGTCCGCCGCCGGAATGGGGCGCGAGAAGAGGAAGCCCTGCAATTCGTTGCAACCGGCTTCGCGCAGGAAGTTGAATTGCTTTTCGGTCTCCACCCCTTCGGCGATGACCTTGTGGCGCAATTGCTTGGCGATGCCGATGATGGCGCTGGCAATGGCGCAGTCATTGGTATCGTCAGGGATGCCCATGGTGAAGGAGCGGTCGATCTTGAGCGTATTGATGGGGAAGCGCTTCAGGTACGAGAGGCTGGAATAGCCGGTCCCGAAGTCATCCAGTGAAATCGTGATGCCCAGGCTGCAGATCTTTTCCATGATGGAAATGACGCGATCGGTGCTGTGCATCAGCATGCTCTCGGTGATTTCCAGCTCCAGCCAGTCGCCGCTGAGCGCATGCCGGTTCAGGGCCGCCCGCACACGGTCCGGCAGGGAGCGGGTGAATTCGCGCGCCGTCACGTTCAGGGCGATGCGGATCGGTGCCAGGCCGGCTTCTTTCCACGAGCGCGCCTGGCGGCACACGGCGTCCAGCACCCAATCGCTCAACTGCACGATCAGGCCGGTTTCTTCAGCAATCGGGATGAATTCACCCGGCAGCAGCAATCCGCGCTCCGGATGCTGCCAGCGCACCAGGGCCTCGCCACCGGTGATGGCCAGGGTGTTCATATCCACCTTGGGCTGGTAGTACAGCAGCAATTCGTTGTATTCGAAGGCGTGCAGCAAACCGGTTTCGATGCGCAACAGGTCCAGCGTGTTGCGATTCATCTCTTCGCTGTAATAGACGTAGCCGTTTTCATTGTTGTCGCCACCCTGCTTGGCCCGGTACATGGCGATGTCGGCCAGGCGCAGCAAGGTTTCGGTATCGCTGGCATCTTCCGGATACATGCTCACGCCAATGCTGGCGCCCACGCGCAACTCGTGGCCATCGATGAAGAACGGATCATCGAACACGGCCAGCAGCTTCTGGGCCACGAAGCCGGGATGGTAATCCTTGTCGATGTCGAACAGCGCCACCGCAAATTCGTCGGCGCCCAGGCGCGCCACCACATCCTGCTCGCGCAAGGCGCGGCGCAAGCGCAGGGCCACTTCCACCAGCAGCATGTCGCCGGCCACATGACCCAGCGTATCGTTGATGGGCTTGAAGCGATTCAGGTCGATGAACATCACGCAGCCGTGCATGCTTTCATGGCGGGCTTCGGTCAGCGCCTGATCCACGGTGCGGGTGAGCAAGGTGCGGTTGGGCAGGCCCGTCAAGGCATCGTAATAGGCCAGGTGATGGATCAGCTTTTCCGCATTCTTGCGTTCGGTGATGTCGTTCAGATAGCCGATCAGGCCGATCGGATGGCCGCTCTGGTCACGCATGACCGACAACGACAGGCTGGCCCAGAACACCTCGCCGGACTTCTTGCGGCGACGCACCTCCATCTCGCGGCCACCC